GTCCGGTCTCGAAGAGGCGCAGGATCCTGCCCTCCTTCGGCTGCGCTTCGTACGCCCAGCGCCAGACGGACCAGATGCGGCGCTCGCACGGCGTCGCGCAGGTCGACGCGGACAGGCGTTCGGAACGCCAGGCCTTCGCCTGCGCGACATAGTATGCGTCGATCGCCGCGACGGTGGGCGAGACGACGACGCTGTCGGGAAGTTTCGGCATGCTGCTGCTCTCCAGGGAAGGAGGGCGCCGATCCGGAGACCGGCGCCCTTCGGATCAGGACCTCTGCCAACCACCGGCGGGCGGCGCCGTGCGGGCGGGCGGCGCGAAGCCGTTGGTCCGCGGCGGCGGCGGGTTCGTCGCGGCGGGCGGGGTGCGCTGCTGCGTCGCCGGCGCGGGACGCTGCGCCGTCTGCTGAACGGGCTGCTGCCTCTGCTGGACGGGCGAGCCGTCGTACGGCTTGACCGTCTTAACTTCGTTCTTCGGCGTGTATCCAGCCTCGGCCTTCACGGCGACGCGGACGATGCACGGGATCCCGTGCAGCTCCTCGGTCTCCGAGACGCCGTTCGAGCGGCCGACGGCGCGGCAGATCTCGGCGAAGCGGCGCTTGCCGATCTCCTCGGCCTTCGGGCTGGAGTTCTGGAGGTTCTCCTGCTGCCAGAACCGGCGCCCATCCTGTCCGTGGACGCCGTTCTGGACGATCCACGTCAGCTTGACGAACATGCCGGTTCCGTCTTTGGTCGGCTTGATGTCCGACTCCGCGATCGACGCGACGTAGTCGCCGGCCGGCAGGGGCTGGAAGTCGCCGTCGAACTCGTCCGGCGGGACGTCGTCGGCGACGAAGGTGTATCCGAGAGAAGCCATGGTGTTGTCCTTGTTGCTGCTGCTGTTGACGATCGCCGACGGTTAGCCGTTCGGCAGATACTTGGCGAGTTCGGCGTAGCCCTTGCCGCGCTCGAAACGGATCTCGGCCGGCATGTCGTACCGGTTCTTCGCGACCATGCTCGGCTTGCCGACCGTGCAGATCATGACGGGGGAAGACGCCGAACCGGCGCCGATCGCCCTCGTCGAGTTGGGTCCGACCTTCTCCTCCTTGATCTGGACGCTCTTCTTGAGGAGGAGGATCGCGTCGAGATCGCGGGTCAGGTCGCCGTACAAATGCTTGTTCACGTCCAGATCGTAGCGGTCGTAGCTGACCGACTCCGGATCATCGAACTTGGTGATCGCGGCGTGCGCGGTGAACAGGATGTTCATTCCGCGGTCGCGACGGAGCGCACGGAGCCAGCCGAGAACCTCGGAGAGGACGTTGCGTGCGTAGACGTACCCCTTGCCGTAGCCGAAGTCTTCGATCCGGCTCTTGGCGTTGCCCTTCTCGTCGCCGCGGGCGCAGGTCTCTTCGAAGAGGAGCTTCTGCAAGGCGGAGAACGAATCGACGACGCACGTCTGGAAGTCGTGCTCTTCGCCGTGCAGCGACATGAGCGCTTCGATGAACTGCGCATAGGTCTCGAGGTAGCCGAACGAGACGAGCTCGACGCCGGCCGGCGTGCCTTCCTCGACCTGGAGGACGACGGGGTTCGGGAATTCGGACGCGAGCGTCGTCTTCCCCATTCCCTGATCCCCATAAATCAGGGCGCGCAGGGGCGCGTCGTTGCGGACGGACCGGAGGTCCGCGAGAGAGAGTGCCATAGCTGCTATTGCTCCAGAACGTTGCTGACGATGAAGCCTACCCGGCCGGCGTGGTCGGGATGGTAGACGGCCTGCAGGGCTTCGTCCGCAGGCCATAGGGAGACGGCGGCGCGGCCGGAGCCGCGGTCGTCCGTCCATGCCGCGAAGATCGCGACGACCATGCGGTCGTCCTCGATGGTCTTCGTCGAGACGAGGACGTCGAGCAACGCCTTCAGGCGATTGTCGATGTCCGCGCTCTTGTGCTGCCTCTCGACCGCGATCGCGACGACGACGCGTCCCCGTACCGGGTCGACCTTCTGATGCGAGATCGAGACGGTCGCCTCGGCGATCCAATCCTTGTAGTCCTTCGTCTTCACGCGTCCGATCTTCGGAACGTTGCGGAAGAGCTTGTTGACGCTCGGCGGCGTCGGGACGGTGAAGTACCTCACGAGACGGTCTCCCGAAGGAGCCTGTCCGGAAAGCGAACTCCGCGATCTTTCATGAGACGGACGATAGCGGCGACATCCTCGAGCGTGACGCTCGAAGGATCGCGTTCCCAGCGCGAGACCGTAGCCTGGCCCCGTCCGAGATGCCGCGCGAATTCGACCTGCGTCATGCGGAGGTCGTCGCGAATCTGTTTGATAAGGTCCGTCTTCATGGATACGAAACTAGATGAGCCGATTGACCGATACAAGCCCGTTTGTATCCCCAAACGGATAAAAATATCCACACGCGAATAGGAGTGACAATTGAGCAACGCACCGAACGTCGTCCCGAGCGGCGCACCTAACGCCCGCATTCCCGTCGATCGCCATCGCGAGGTGATTCGACTTTTCCTTGAAGGTCGCACATACCGGGAGGTCGCGGACCGGATGGGTCTGACGCGCAACGCCGTCGCATACACGATCCGTCGATATCGTGATCCCGAACTCAAGCAGGCGCCGAAGAAGGTACCGCGGGCGAACGCGAAGCCGAAGGCTTTGCCGAAGGAGGAGATCGCCGGGTTCCAGCGTCTGGACGAGGCCAGGCGGATCGATCGGCGGCTTAACGGCGAGTTCAAGAACCGGGATCGGTATCGGACGGAGGTCGTCGGCGTCGACCCGTCGTTGGCGCGTCCGCTCATGGAGACGACCGAATGCCGCTGGCCGATGTTCGGAGACATCGAGACGGGTTATGCGCTGGCGCCGTTCTGCAACAATGCGCGGGCCGGATCGTCCAGCTACTGCGCGCATCATCTGCGGATCTCGACGAAGGGGTCGTAGAAACGAGGACGCCGTCCGACTCTGGAGAGCATCGGACGGCGTCGGCGACGATCGTCGGCGGCAGCTCACGCCGACGGACGGAGAATAGGACGGACGATCGGGCGTGAGAAGAGCGTCGCCCGATCTATCAACGGGTTCGCGTGTTGCGCTCCTCGCGTTCCCAACGGAGCCGCGCCGCCTCGACCGCTTCCTCCGTCTCGCGACGGTGCTCGGCCTCGTCCGCCGCCTTCGCCATCATGACGCGGATCGCGGAGATCTCGGCGACGAGGAGCGTGACCTGCGTCACGAGCTCCCGAGCCGGCTTCATGTCGGCGATCGAACCATGGACGACCGCGAAGTCCTCCGTCGCCGGCGCGGCGCTCTCCTTCTTGGCTCCGAAGTTCTTCGCCCACGCGGCGAGGATCAGCGACGCGACAATCCCGATGAACGTCGCCCACTGCGCCATGTGATCCGGGAGCCCGGAGGTATCAATGCCTTCCATGATAGACGCTCTGCCTCCCTACATCGACCCACGACCGGAACAGATTCCAGACGTCCATGCCGAAGAATGTCGAATAGGCGACGATGCCGGTCGCTCCGCCTCCCGCATAGACGTACGCGAGAACCATTCCGAGCACGATCTCTCCCCATATGCAGGTGGCGAGGAGGGACGTCATGCCGCGGATGTGCGGCGACCACGGGAATGCCTGTCTAAAAGTCCCGTTGATGAGGAGCGCCATGAAGCGGAGAGACGCGGCCGTGATGAAGATCAGCGACCAGACGCTCTCGTCCGCCCATTGGTTCAGATAGACGAACGACGGTCCCTTGGACATCGTCCCGGGATTGAACGCGAAGACGACGCCGAGACCGAAGAGGGTGAACGTCGTCGCCCACTCCGAGAACCGGACTTCGAAATGGTCGCGGACGCCGCTCGCGACACGCTTGAGGAGGATCATGGTCGCGCCTTCGTGAGCTGCTCTCGGATCTTGGGGATCACGAGACGGGTGAGGGACGCCTCGTCGAGATCAAACCGCTTGATCGCGTCGGGCACGCTCTGACGAACATAGTCCGTCGCCATGCCGATGGCAGCCGCGCCGGCGCCAGGTTCGTATTTCGCGATCGCAAAGAGCGCGCCGTTCGTCAGCGCCGACTGGAGCGCTTCGCGATGTCTGGCTTCGATCTCGACGCCGGTCCATCGCGATACGCGGTTGACGAGAATGCCGCCGACGACGGTCGCGACGATCGGCACGAACGAGTCGACGAACGCTTGGAAGAGGATGAGGCTGAACCCGCTCACGTGCTGCGCTTCCTTCCGAAGATCGCCGCGATCAACGCGAGGATCAGATCGCCGATGGTCTGGTTGGTCGTCGACGCCGTCGGCTTCGGCGTCGTGACGACGATCGGTTCGGACGGCGCGGCACCCGCGCCCGTCGGCATCGGCGCGACGGGATGCGTCCGGATCTCCGCCAGGATGCTCTTCGTCTTCTCGACACGCTCCGTCGCGACGACGGATGCGGATCCTCCCCGCGCGACGAGCATGCGCTGCATCGCCTTCCGCGTGTCAGGTCCCGCGGTCCCGTCGACCTTCTCTCCGACGTCCTGCTGGAACCGCTCGACGACGCCGTCCGTCTGGAGATCGTAGCCGAGTAGGACGAGCGCCGCCCGGACGTAAAGCTGGATCCTGTCTTCGAGACCGTTGACGCCGCCGTTGATTCGGCGCGTGACCATCTCGATGTTGCACGACGCCTCGTCCGCATAGCGGTTCAGGTTGCGCGTCGTCCAATACCAGACGGCCGACAGTCCTTCCCATGGATCGGTGTTGATCGCGTCCGGAGTCTTCGAGAAGTCGGGGACGGGTCCGAGATCGAGGTCGTTGCACCACTCTTCGAACTCTTCGACGTTGGCACGCCCAGTCACTTGAATCGGACCGCGTCCGCGGAACAACGATCCGTCTCCGGCCTCGTCGTTGCCGAGATCCTTCCGTCCCTCGTAGCGCTTCTGCGCCGGGGTCGGCCCCCATACCTCGCGATCGTAGCGGAAGCGGCCGCTCTCGTGCGCGACCTGCGCGAGGAAATGGGCGAGCCGGTGCGGGCGGTCGAGACCGGACATCGCCGCCGTCGAGTTCACCGCGACGACGATCGACGTCATGTTCGCGACGTGCGCCGACGACGCCTCTCCGGCGATCTTGCGGAGATGATCGAGCTCGAGCTTCATGCGGTCACGATCCTTCGATGGGTCAGCCAGGTCTTGCGCGTGCACGGGACGCGGATCGCGAACGGTTCGGAGTCGACGAACCCGCCGTCGGGATCGGTCGCACGAAGGACGATACCCGGCCAGTGTCCGAAGCGCGTCGGCGATCCGACGATACCCGAAATCGTGCGGAGGTTGAAGTTGGCGACGCGTCCGTTGCGGGTCGTGATGTTCGCGTCGCCGAGAAGGGTGTACGTCGGTCCGGCGATCGATCCCTGCTCCGAAGACCGGGAGACGGGACCGATCGACAGACCGGGAGGGAGGACGCCTTGGACGAGGGAGAGCGTCGACGCCGCAAGCTCGACGGGATCCGGAGCGTTGGCGCCGATGTCCGGCTGCGTCTGCGACTGGTTGGTCTTGCCGTTCGACAGATACCAGCCCCAAAGCGCGGTCGCGTAGGCGGAGTTCGTGTAGGGGTTCAGGTCCGTCGCGTAGACGAACGACCTGGAGTCGCGCTCCTCCAGTCCGTCGACCGCGACGTTTTTCCTCAACTGCTTCGTCGGCGCGAGGGTGAAGACCAGTGCGCGCTTGAGGTACATGTACGCCATGATCGCGTCGGCCTGGTATCCGGTCGCGACGTCGGTCAGGCGGATCTGGATCCGGTACATGCGTCCGGTCTGGACGTTCGCCAGATCGAGCGATCCCTGGATGATGTTTTCCGTCAGCCCGGTGTTCGAATTCACGGGAAATGGTCCGGCGCGAAACGAGATGCCTTGCGGGAGCTGGCCTTCGACGACCGCGATCGTCAGACTCGTCGGCGCGAACGATCCTCCGGTCTGGATGCGTGCATGCGCCTGTCGCGTGACCATCTCCTGACGCATGAAGTTGACGGCGTCCTCCGACCACGCCCAATGCGTCTGCGTATTGTAGCCCAGGCCTCGGACTCTTGCGGAGAAGCGCTGTTCGGAAAGCCACGCCATGTCAGGACCCGTCGAACTTCAGGTCGATCGACAACCACGGCAGAGCGTCGGTCGCGGATCCGACGTCGATCAGAATGCCGGTCCCGGCGACGATCGTGTACGGACCGGCCGGCAGTCCGGCGTCCCGGACGAAGACGGGATCGGCGCCGGACGAGAGCGCGATGAAGCCGAGCGTCTGCCCCTTCGTCCCGGTCGATGTCAGAAGGGAGACGGTGAAGACGATTGATCCCGCGGCCGTCCGTCCTTCCGCGGCCGATCCCGCGAAGCCCTCCGGCAGGGTGACGGTCTGTCCGAACGTCTGACGGATCAGGACGTCGTTCGCCGCCAGGCGGTAGTCGAGGTAGACGCCGACGTGGATCTCGGAGCGGACGGTCGCGAGGTCGGTCCACGGCGCCGTGCCGTAGCGCGACTGGAGGACGCCGTCCTGGACGCGTAGCTCCGGCGTGACGCCGTTCGTTCCGTTCGTCCCGTCCTCGCCGTTGGTCCCGTCCTCGCCGTCGTCGCCCTTGTCGCCTTTGTCACCCTTCTCGCCGGTGTCGCCCTTCTCGCCCGGGTCTCCCTTCTCTCCGCCGGGGATGACGATCGCGGCGAGGGGATCGTAGTTGACGAGCCGTCCTTCGGCGCCGTTTCCGACCCACTTCATGACGCGTCCGTCCTCGGGGACGGGCAGGCGGATGCCGTGCAGTCCTCGCGCATGGCGAATCATCTCGTAGTCGTGCTGTCGCAGCAGGAAGTGATGGTCCTGTCCCCAATGTCCCTCGCGATCGAATTGGAGCTCGACGGCCGTCGCGTCGTTGCGGCCGCCGTTTGCGAGGTCGACGACCTGCTTCGGCTGCGTCATGCGACGGACCTCGACGATCCGTCCGGACGCCGGCGCCGCGACGAGACGGACGTAGCCTCCGAGATCGGATCCGGTCCCGAAGACCGAGTAGTCCTGGAAGCGGACGAGCTCGACGTCGTCGAGATAGACCTCGACCGAGATCTGCTCTTCGATCGGGACGGAGAAGGCGAAATCGATCGTCGCTCCGTTCGCGACGTAGCGCCAGATCGTCGTCAGGGGGACTGGTGTCGTCATCGGCGGGATCTCCTGCGAATCGTAGATACTACGACGCGCAGCGAAAATCCCGCCGGTTCCGCGCTATTCCACGGCTTCGTTAGCGGCGGGAAGCAGGACGCCGTCGACGAAGGAGCGGATGCCCATCAGCGAGACGAAGGGAGCGATCCGTCTGAAGGCGGCGATCGTCTCCTTGTCGACGCCCTTCGTGTCCTTGTTCGCCAGCCCGACGCGCTGGTTGAACTCGCCGAGAAGGTCGCCGGTCACGCTGATCGTGTCCTGCACGGTGCCGAACGTCGGCCCGAGCAACGTGGCGCCGAAGTTGCGGATCTGGTAGCGCGACGACCGCGGCCGCCCTTCGGCGCCCGTCGCCGCCTGACCGGCGAGACCCGCCAGCGTGTAGGCTCCGGGTGCGCCCAACCTTTCCGCCATGTTGTTGAACATCATCGGGAACGAGACCAGTCCGGACCTGTCGATGCCCTCCATGACGAGAGCGCCCGGGTTCGCCGTGATCTCGCGACCGGCTTCCTTCTGCTTGATCATGTAGATCATCATGCCGAGCATGACCATCGCCGCGGCGCCGCCCGCCTGGCGCATCGCCTGCCCTTCGGACCCGGCCTCGCCGAGACCGCGGAGCAACAGACGCTGATTCGACGCCATGGCGAACGACTGAAATTGGGTCACCATCCTGCCGACCGGATGGTGCATGAAGAGCGGGACGTCGCCGACGCTCTTCGTGATGATGGTGACGTCGATGTCCTTCTTCACGGCGCCCAGGAACTCGTTGCGCGCCTGGACGTCGGACCAGAGATGCGAGTTCGTGACCGTCGCGCCCTGCACCTTCTCGCCGAACTCGTCGACCATCTGCGCGATGCGTCCCTGCATCTCCTCGTTGAGACCGAGGTACGCCATGTAGCGTTGCTCCGCCTGCGGAAGCCTGTCGAATCCCTTCGCGATGTTGTCTGCGATACGGGCCTGCGTGATCGATGCGGCGATGCTCTTGCCGAGATAGTTCCAGTGGTTGAGGAGCGTCGCACGCGAGAACAAGTTCGCCGCGTTGCCGACGAAGCGTTCGAACGCGGTCCCGTACGCGTTCGGATTGTTGATGTCGGCGAGCGTCGAGAGACGCGTGTTGCGGATGAGGTCGACGAGCGTGCCGGCGTTCTGCGCCTCGAGCTGTCGCATCTTGATGAGAGCGCCGTTCCGGATGAGCGGAACGAGACCGTCGCCGAAGTAGCGGACGAAGCCGTGCCTCATCATCGGCGCGGCGATGTCGGTGACGGACGCGAGCGCGACGCCGCCCATGTCGCTGACGTAGCTCGCCGCCATTCCGACCTTGATCGCCCTGCCCGTGACCGAGTTGTTCTCCTTCGCCAAGTGGTTGCCGCGCAGGATGTCGCGCATGGCGGCGACGTCGCGGAGGATCGTCTTCTCCTCCGCCTGGATCGTCTTGATCCGCGACGCCTTCTGCGCGTCGGTCAGCGTCTGGTCGAGGTCGACCGCCTTCCTCATGGCCTGATACTCGGAGACGATCTCGCCGATTCGCTCCTGCATCGACGGGCTGCCGAACTTGCGCTTCAACTCGATGTCCGCGCCCATCTGTCGCGTATGGCGTTCGGCGATGTGCTCGAGGTCCATCTCGATGAAGTCTTCGACCTTCGTGCCGTTGGCTTCGAAGAGATCGTCGATGTGGAGAGTTCGGTCCTTCAAAGGTCCCCGGATATCCGAGACGATGCCCTCCGGGACGTCGGCCTCCATGACGCCGCCCAACTTGGCGTAGATCTGGTCGACGGCCGCGGTCACGTATCCCTCGTAGCCGCGGTCAGCGTCGAGACCCTCGATCGTCCGGGCGCGGTAGTCCGCCTCGATCCTGCCGATCCGTCCCTCGATGTCCGCGATGCGCGCCTTCGCCGCCTCGGGCGAGGACGTCTTCATCTTCCGGACCAGATCGCCGATGCGGATCGACTCGCGCTGCATGACGGCGCCGGTCTGGCGCATGCGGTCGTCGAGCACCTTGCGGAGCTCCATCATCCTCGCCTGCGGATCGAGCGCTTCGGCGGTGCGGATGCGCTCGTTGAGACGGGCGGCGCGCTCGACGCGCTTCGCTTCCGCCGCTTCGAAGAGCGCCTGCCGCACGGCCATCCGCTTCTCGGCGTCCGCCGTGCGCTTGGCGTCCGCCTTGGCGATCGGATCGTCCTCGAGACGTGCGGCGAGATCGACGGCCGCGTCCGCCTCCGGCGCATCCTCGATCGGATGGTTGCGTTCCCAGGCGCGCAGAGCGTCGTCGGTCGGCGCGGGAAGTTCGATCGTGCGTTCGCCTCCGCCCCCCGCCCGATCGGAACGCAGATCGCGCACGACTGCGACGGCCGAACCGTCCTCGCAGATCTGCGACTGGAGGATCTCGACACGCTCGACCGGGCCGACATCCTTCTGCGCGCCGACGGCGAAGTAGTTCGCGAGGCGGTCGTCCCTCGGCATGGCGTCGTGACGGGCGGCGTTCGTCTTCTCCCATGCCGCCTCGTCGGCCTTGAACCGCTTGTTGATCGCCTTCCTCTCGGCGGCGATCTCCTTGCGTCTGGCCTGCGCGGCGGCGAGCTCCTCCTTGAAGACCGCCTTGTCCGGGAAGACGGCGAGGTTCTGCTTCGCGCTCTCGATCGTTCCGGCCAGGCGTCCGAGCTCGTCGTCGAGCGCCTGGTTCTCGCGGATGTTCGCCTGCGCCGCTTCGTCCCGCGCCTTGCGGGTGACGACGGTCGGCGCCGGCGCGACATCGGGATCGTCGACCGTGCGGCCCGCTTCGTAGAGCTCGCCGATCCGATCCCAATCGATCCCCTCCGCCCGGAGCGCGGCGAAGATCTCGTCGGCCGTCATGCCGTTCGGGTCGACGCCGGTGATCGTGCGGAACTCGTCCTCCATCCCCTCGAACCATCCGAGCGTCTGGTCGTAGTCGTCGAGCTTGGCGAGCTCGTCCTCGGTCCGGAGCGGATTGCCGCGCATCTCGTCGGAGAGCGCGTCGACGATGTCCTGTTCGCGGACGTAGCCGTTGCCGTCGTCCGGGAGATTTCGGAACAATTCGGTCTCGTCCCGGACCAGATTGTCCATGGACTTCCGCCCATTTCTGGAGAATGCGCCGGGGCTATTCCTTCCGTCGATGCCGATCGCACGCATCGCCTGCGCGAACGACCCGTCGGGATCGATGCCGCCCTGCTCGCGGATCCAGGCGAGAACCGGACGCGAACGGAACTTTCGCGACGGATCGTTCGGTTTCTTGGCGGTGATTCCGGCGACGCGGTTCTTCAACCAGGCGGGGAGTTCGTCCTGCTTCTGGAGACGCTTGTTGATGAGGCGTTGGAGCTGCTTCTCCGTCGGGACGCCCTTGCCGTCCCAGCCGAGCTCGCGGCCGATCGCCTTGAGCTCTTCGGGAAACGCCGGTCCATCGATCGTCTCTCCCTCGAGACGGGATCCAGGAGGTCCGTCGATCGCTTCGCGGATCCGGTCGCGGATGTCCTCCGCCTGATCGACCGAAAGACGGTCGGAGTCCGGACGCTCGACGCGGGACGTGCGCCGCGCCTCCGCCATGTCCGTGGACTGCCTGGTGTTGAAGTCGTCGGACGCCTTCCGCGACCGCTCGAGGATATCGTCGAACATGCCCTGGAGACGGCGGACCTCGTCTTCGAGGCGGGCGGGATCCCAGCGTCCCATCTCCTTCTCGATCTTCGACATGGCTTTGTGGAGACGCTGCATGCGGGACATGTTCGCGTCCGCGATCGCGGCGATCTTCGCCCACGCCGCGTTGACGCTGTCGCCCGAGCCCTCGACGCCGCGACGGAGCCGACGGAGCGGCGCCTCGAGACGACGGAGATCGGCGCGATACGCGGCGTAGTCGGCTCCGGCCGCCGTGCGGAGATCCGCGACGCCGTCCTCGATGGACTGGACGGTCGCCGTGTCTCCCTTGGCGCCAGCCTCCGCGCCTCGACGGCGCAGTCCCGCGATCTGGTCGTCGACGACGCCCCACGTGTCGGCGTGCGTCTCGCGGATCGACCGGGCCTCGCCCTCGAGTTCCTGGATCCGGAGCGCTCTGTCCTCGCCGGTCATCGACAGTTCGTCGATCTGCTGGCGCAGCTTGGCAACCCTCGCGTCCTTCACGCCCGTCGCCCGGACGACCTCCTTCTCGACCTGCTGCCGGAAGTATTCCGACATCATGTCGCGGAAGCCGGCCTCGTTCGAACGGATCTTCGACGACGACCAGAGGCGAGGAAGGTAGGAGCGGTCCGGCGTGACCTTGTCGACGACCTTGGGATCCAGGAGCCCGAGCTCGACCGCCTCCTTCTTGAGGTTGTCGAAGTGCGTCCGGTAGTTCTTCGCCGCCTGCTCGACGTATCGGTTGCCGCCCTCGTCCGCGTCGCCGCGCCGCATCGCCTTCGCGACGCGCTCGTTGAACTCCGTCCGCGTCAGGCGCTCGCCGTTGGTCGCGTCCTTCCGGTTCGCCTTCCAGATATTGGCGTGCTCCGCGTTGCGGACCGCCTCCGCGCCCTGATGCCTTGCGACGAGCGTCTCGACGGCGTTGCCGAGCGAGTCGCCCTGGTAGTTGAGCTTGGTGTAGGCGCCGTTCTCGAGGAGCTCCGCGCCGATCTGGCGCGCCCTCGTCGACAGGCTCTTTGACAGACGGAGGATCGGGTTCCATCCCCATCCCTCCGCCATCTGCGTGGTGCCCTTCACGCCGGCGATCGACAGATCGTCCGCATCCGCGATCACACGACGGTCGACGTCGTCTCCTTCCGGCGTCAGCCGGCGGGCCGAAGCCGCGCCGACGGACTGGTCGCCGGCCGTCGACTGGATCCCGGCGACGATCTCGTCCGCCTGCGCCCGGATGTCGCCCGGTCCGAGACCGTCCACGCTGCCGGCGTTCTCGCGGATCCGCGCCGCGGTCGCCGCTTCGGCGTCGGCGACGCTGTCTCCCGTGATGAGGCGGGCCTGCGTCTGCATGTCGACGAGGCTCTTCTGGACGGCGCGACGCTCCGCCCGCGACATGACGGCGCCGATGCCACCGCCGATCACGGCCGAGAACAGCGCGCCGGCGCCGATGTTGATAGCCGTCTCGGACGCCGTGCGGTCGAGCTGCGATCCCTGGAGGACCGCTTCGGACGCGACGGCGCCGAGCGTGCCGCCGATCGCGAACGACTTCGCCGCCTTCAACGCCGACGTCGCGCCCTTCGCCGTCGGACCGCCGATCGCGATGGTCGGGTCGATCACGGAACCAAGGACTTCGGCGGCGATGCCCTTCCATCCGGCGGCGTCCAGCGTGTTGCGGTCCTGCCGTTCGCGCTTCTTCTGCGCCTTCCACGCCTCGTAGTAGCGGGCGTTGAAGATTTCCGACCGCTCCTCGTCGTAGGAGGGATCGTCCCACTCCGTCCCCTTGTCGAGCGCGAAGACGTCGAAGCCTTCGTCCTTCTTGTAGGGGTTCAGACCTCCCGTCTCGGACGCGAGCGGCGAGACGATCGTGTTCTGTCGACGGAAGCCGGCGGCCGCCGCCGCCAGGAAGGACGGCGGCGCGGCGTCGATCGCGTCCTTCGACAGGGCGGCGTCGCGTTCCTCCGCCGTCTGCGGCGTCAGGAACTGGCGGGTCAGCGCCGGAAGGGCGGCCTGGTTCAGGACCTGATCGTCGGTGTCGTATTTGATGATGGGCATCAGCCGTAGGTCCCGAAAGCACGCCGGTTGGAGAGGAACTCGTTGTATCCGCGCTGCTCCTCCGTGCCGCGCAACCTGTTCTGCTCTTCCGAACGCGCCTTGTCGACGTCTTCCTTCGTCATGCCCCACGATCCGGCGCTGTCGTAGTGGACCTGCCCGTCCTCGCCCGTGACGGTGAACCAGAGTTCGTAGCGCGGCGGACGTCCGAGTCGGATGTCGTCGGCGGTGTACGGCATGCTCTTCAACTCGAAGCCTCCGACGGTGCCCTTGTCGCCGTAGGTATCCTTCGCATAGTCGGCGACCGTCTTCTGCGCGTCGAGGCGCAGATAGTCGTGTCCGCCGGCGAGACGCGGATAGTAGGATTCCGGCGGGAATTTCATGGCGCGGCTCGATCCGGCGTCGTTGACGGAAGAGGCGCCCCATACCTTCGAGTCGTCGAGCTGCGCCTGCACGCGGGCCATCGCCGCTTCGGCGTCTCCGGCGGTCTCGAGGTACGCGTCCTCCGCCATCTGCCGGACGTCGGCCGACATCGCGGCGCGGATGCGCGGATCTTTCGGCGCGCCGACGGACGTGTTCCAACGATCGATCATGTCGGCGACCGTGTCGGCGCCCGTCGCCGGGTCGAACGACTCGTTCAGCCATTTCGAAGCGCCGCCGCGGAGGAGCTCCTCGTTGCGCTTGAACTCCGGCTTCCTGCGCTCCATGATGCGCTGCGCCGCCTGTTCCGACGACATGCCGCGGTCGGTCGTGAGAGACCGATACTCCGCCAGATCCTTGCGGATCTCGGTTCCTCCCTCCATCGACTGGAAACTGTCCGGCGCGACCGCTTCGTACCGCGCCGCCGTGTTCATGCTCTGCGAGAACGTCGCGGCGTCCGTCGTCATCTGACCGAGCTTGAGGTCCGCGGCGAGAGCCGACGGGATCATGCGCGTCTGGCGGATGAACGCCTCGTTGAAGGACTGCATCGCCTGCGGATCGGGATTGGCGCCGATGCGCTTCTCGAGCGCTTCGTAGACCTTGTTGACCGTCGATCGGTCGTCCCCGTCGACGGGGTTGAGACCCGTCAGACCGCCGGCGAGGAACGAATTGACCTGCGCCGCGACGTTCGTCCTGTCGTTCTGCGCCGCACGGTACGAACGGATCAGCGAGGCGGTATTGTCGTCGGACAGACCGAGACCTAGGATCGTCTGCTCGGACGCGATGCCGCCGTTCAGGATGGCGAGATCGGCCTTGTCCTTGACGAGCGTCTCCGTCGCCTTGCGCTGCGTCTCGGCGTCCTGCTGGCGCTGGACGATGGACTGCCGCGCCTGTCCCGCCAGCTCCATGCGCTTCGAGAACGGAATGGACGCGAGGCGCGGGTCGAGCGGGCCGACGGAGACCGGCTCCGTCGGCGAACCCGGAAGCTCCTGGAGCGCCGCCATGGCCTTGGCCGGATCCGAGACGTCGGGCGGACGACGGAAGCCGATCGCCTGGTCCTTCTCGTAGAGCGCGACGCTGACCTTGCCCTGCCCCTTCGGACCCTGGTTGCCGCCCAGAATCTTCATCTTGCCGGTCGCGTTGTCGTACCCGGCGAAGATGCCGACGTGTCCCGACGTGCCGCCTCGATCGAAGACGACGATGTCGCCTTCCTGCGGATCGTTCACGGTCGTCCCGAACTTGAGGAAGCTCTTCGCCATGTTGGATCCGGTGCCCTGGACGCCCTGGACGCCGAGCACGCCGTTGACGAAGGCGGCGCACCACGCCGTCTGCGACGGATCGATGTCCGTCCCGCACGCCTGCTTGATGAACGCCGAGAGGGCGCGGCTGTCCGCCTGGTTGTCCTCTCTCTTGCCGAGAAAGGCGGCGGCGACCTGCACGTTCGTCGACGTCGGGCCGGCCGGACGGTCGTTGCGGCGGACGGCCGACTCGATCATGTCGTCCCGGACGCCGCCCGGAGCAGCCTGGTTCCGGTCGAGAGCCTCCTGGATCTGCGCGTCCTCGCCGACGACTCGGCGGTCGATCTCGCTGTCACGCGCCGCGGCTCCCTTTGGCGCGTAGGACGACATCGGGTTGCGGTCGATCGCGGCCTGGATCATGTCGTCGGAGTAGGCGCGGGATGCCGCCTCGCCATGTTCCTGCTTGATGAGGGCCGACATGAACTTCGCCTTCACGACGGGATCGCGCATGTCCAGCTTGGCGTCGACGGCGACGCCCATGTTCCTGGCGACGTTCGCCGCGATCTCCCGCGTGCGGCGCTTCTCCTGCTCGCTGTCGTTGATCGGCGGCGTCCATCCTCCCGGACCCGCGACCAGCGCGAAGACATTGTCCTGACCGTTCGCGACCTTCCGGTCGACGAGCGTCGACATCGCCCGCATGCCGTCCTCCGGCGTCGCGAAGACGATCTGCGGATCGCCCTGGTCCGTGTTCTGGCTCGGACCCAGCATGCCGCCGAAGTTCTTGCGTTGGAAGTCGCTGCCGGAGAACTTCAAGTTGCCCGGATTGTTGTTGCGCATGCCGGCCGGAAGGGACGGGTCGGGGTTCGGCGACGCGACGGGAGAGGTCGATACGTTCGGCGATCCGGTCGGAAGACGGGACGAGACGGCGGGACGCGTGGTGACGCCGATCCCGTCGAGGAGCTTCTGCGGATCGGTCTCGAGGAGTCGGGCGGCGATCGCCGTCGACATCTGCTGGTTCAGCGCCTCGATCTTCGCATACTTCTCGACCGGCGACAGACCGGACATGCGGATGCGATCCGTCTCCGCGGCGATCGCGGATTCGTAGAGATCAGGGTTGTTGTAGACCTGTCCCGCTCGCTCCTCCGCGCTCTTCGTCAGTTCGTGGTCGAACCAGGCGCCTCGCTGCGTGACTTCCGTCTTCGCCGCGGCGCCGACGGTCTGCGCCCGGAGCGCCGCCAGTTGCGACGCGTATTTCGGGCGGAGCGCCTCCGGAACGGTCTTGAGATACTCCTCGGACTGCTGGTTGAAGAGCGTCGAGACGCTCTCCGCGTAGCCGACGGCGTCCGGGCTGATGTTCCGTGTCGCCTCGTCGACGGAAGCGGAGAGACGGGATCCGAAGGATCGGAACTCGTTGTCCGCCTTGAACTCGAGGACGGACATCTGCTGCTGCGCCTGGCGCTCGGCGATCTGTTCGGAGAGCGAGAGCTCGCCTTCGCGGATGTCGGAGTCCGTCTTCTGCGAATCGACGGCGAAGCCTTCGTCCGCCCGCTGCTGGTCCAGCGCGATGCCGAGATCCTGCCGGAGCTTCTGGTCGGCGACGCCGGCGTTGAGACGGAGCTGCGCCTCCTGGATCTGGTTGGCCTGGCGGACCTTGTTCAGTTCGAGGTCGCGGGTCAGGTTCCTGTCGTTGCGGTTCGCCGTCCCGACGGTCTGTCCGAGATTGCCGAGCGCCTCGCCGACGACGCCGGCTCCCTGTCCGGCGCCGGACGCGACGTCGACCTGTCCGATGTTCGTCGTGTCGAGCTGCGTCCCGGCGACGGGCCGGCGGATGACTGCCATGTCAGTAGGCTCCGAAGGGGTTGGAGATCATGGCGCGGTTCTGCTGCGACCGGCGTGCGTTCAGGCGCCTCGTCGCCGCGGCCGTCCGATCGATGAGTCCGGACGTCCGGCCGAACTGCTGCGCCGACAGTCCGGAAGACGCCTCGAACCCTTCCATCGCCAATCCCTGCGTCGCGGCCGACTCCTGCGCGATCATGGATCTGGACGCGGCCGTCCTAGTCGCCTCGCTGTCCAGAGCGCCCGCCTGCGCCCGGAGCGCCGTCTTCTCCGTCCGGAAGTCGCCGTAGAGCGAGGTCGCCGCGTTCAGGAAGGGAGCGACGGCGCCGAAGACGGCCGACTTCCCGGCCTGTTCCGCCTGCCCCTTGGCCGCGTCGGCCGCGAACCGGGCGGCGTCCGTCCGGAGCCTCGTCGAGTAGAGGATCGACTGTTCGTCGAGGGACGCCTGCGTCGCCGTGTCGGCGATCACGTCGTTCGCCGATCCTTCGATCGCGACGCCCGACGTCAGGAAGCTCGAGCGGTTCTCGTCGATCAGGATGTCGTTCTGTCGACGCGTCCGCTCGAGCTGATAGTTCCCGGCGACGGCCTCGAGCTGCGCCTGGCGGTTCATGCGGGCCTGCTCCGCCTCGGCGTTCGCCTGCGCAGCCTTGCCCTGCTGCCAGTTGCCGAACGACGAGAAGGCGGCGGACGCGAGGGTCAGACCGGCCGAGATGGGATCGACGCACATGCTTACGGTTCTCCTTCCACGCGCAGGACGATCGAGCGGACGAGCATCGGAAGCGGCGAGTCGGTGCGGACAGTAACCTGTCCGCCGCCCTCCGCCCAGCTCCCTTCGATCTCGATCCTTTGGAAACCGTCGAACACCTCGGCACTGGATCCGAAGAGATCGTTCGACGCGTCGGGCTGGATGTCGGTCATGCCGAACGCGTTCCCGACCTGGATCTGGCCGGCGCTCTTCATAAGATCGACGTGTCCGCCCGTGACGGTCCGGCGTCTGCCGAAGATGGTGCCGTCTCCGCCGACCGTCGAGATCGGAAGCGTCCTCATGATCGACTCGTACCGCCGTCCGACGACGATGCGGGACGCGGCGAACGGGATCGTCACCGCGCCGCCCGTGACGGTCAGAGGCTCGAGGACCTCCGTCTCGTCCGCGAGGACGCCGACGGTCTGCCCTTCCAGATGCGACAGTCCCTGCACGGTCCTGACGGGCGGACCCTGGTAGACGAGATGGCTGTCGAGGAACCTCGCCTCGGTCAGGTCCTGCCTAGTCCCGTCCCACGCCGGTTCGAGGACCTCGACGTAGCGACGTGTCTGTCCGGCGATCATCCTGCGGACGACGAGATAGACCATTCCCTGCCGGTCGCGTCCCGGGATCGACGTGACGCTCTCGACGAAGCCGCCTCCGATCTGCTGCCTCGCGAACGCGGTGACTTTCTGGTCGCGATCGTACGTGACCGAGACGAGATCCCCGTTCTCGAGGCAGATCCAGATGACGGGGTCGGGGCTCTCGACGTACGTCCATTCGCGGATGCCGGCCTTCAACAGGTGTTCGGCGAGGACGGAGAGCTCCGGCGCGACGTAGCGGTTCTGGTCGCCGAGCACGAGTTCCCTGATCTTCCGCGTGTCGGACGAGACGTAGAGCGTGATGCCGCCGATCGAGAGGGGCTGCACGGGCGACGCGCCGTTCGTCGGCCCCTTCGTCTGGTCGATGTTCCGGGCGGAGAAGCCCGACGTCACGTCGGCCGGACCGACACCGCGGATCTGACCGACGGATCCTGCCAGAAGATCTTCGTCGTCGACGAGCCATTCGATGCGGTTCATCTGCGACGACAGGAGGGTGATCGCCAGACCGTCCGTCGCGAGGACGTCCTGCGCCGTGCCGGCGTCGTCGAAGATTCCCTGTTTCGAGCCGTAGATCGTGACCGGCTTCGACGCGGTGCCGGCGAACATCAAGCGCTCCTTGTAGAGCGAGATCGCCTGCGGCCAGCCGGACGAGTCGGAGAAGGCGCCGAGCTTGAAGCGGGTGATGCGCGTCCCGACGTCGTTCAGACCGAAGCCGTACATGCGGACGTAGAACCGCGTCGCGTCGACGACCGACGTGATCGTCAGATACCGCTTCTTCTCGTCGGGACCGACGAAGGAGATCGATCGGCCGACGTCGGACGGCTGGAAACCGGCGCCGCCGTTGATGCCGTCCGTCCCGGTCGCCTCGACGAGGAACGGGTCCATCGCGTCGCCGTCCTCGTTGATGTTGATCTCCGCGAACCGGGTGTCCGGGACGTCGGCGTTCGGGAAGTTCTGCGCCGTCCAGTAGAAGCGGTACGCCTGGTACGGGATCTTGTTGTCGAACTCGTAGAAGCGCTTCTGCGCCTGCGTCCAGCCGCTCTCGGCCGTCCGGGTGTCGAGGACGACCCATGCCTGGCCGTCGAACCCTTCGAACGTCCATGCCTGCGGAGCGTCGTCCTTGTTCTTGCCGCACGCGACCCAGTATTTGTTCGCGACGCGGGGGACGTTCGGCGTGACCGTGACGATGCCGGCCGGGTCCGGCGTCTCGTATTTGTCGTTCAGGTTCGTATTGAAGAGGATCGCCGCGTTCCCGCGAAGGGCGGAGACGGTGCTCTTGTTCGAGACGGCGCCGGCGTGGATGCCGTGGATCGTCCCGCGGTCCGAGAGGACGAGCGTCGTCCTGGTCCGGTTGTCGTCGAGGTAGGGTCCGTCCTTCATGACGTGGTCGACGATCGTCCAGTCCGTCTCCGACCGGCGCGTGATCCTGCGGATCGGATGGTTGCGGTGCGCGGCGTAGATCAGATCGTTCGCCTGGACGGTCGACAGACGGTGGACGTCGGCGCCCCACGAGTGCTGGATCTGATAGGGAGCGCCGTTCAGGACGACCTGCGCCCGATCGGCGACGAAGCGGATCGCCCCGGCCTCGGAGAGCTCGAGGACGTAGGTCTGGTCCGCGGAGAAGACGAAGGGGATCAGACGCGACCGGACGGCGCTGTTCGCTACCTCGGCGACGAAGCGGGTCCCGGAGCGGCGGCGGAGCCCTCCCTGCACCAGAGGCGTGAGGTTCGTGCACAGCGAGAGGGACGACGCCCAATGCTCGATGTCCGGACGGGACGCGAGGAGCGGCGAGATCTCGCCGCGATTGAACGACGTCTGGATCGGGTAAGAGGCGCTCAATCGATCCATCCCCTGTCGCCGGAGACGCCGTTGCGTGCGTCGATCCAGTCGTTGTCGGCCGCCTCCGTGACCGTGCCTTCGACGGCGTCGATCAGCCATGCCTCGGAGATCGCCTGGTTGAACATGTCCGAAGCGATCTGGTAGAAGCCCGTCTTCCCGGTGATCCAGTGCGCCAGCATCCTCGCGAGATCGGCCTTCAGCGCGTCGATCGCGGCCGACGACCAGCTGTCGTAGTTGACGTTGTCGACGATGTAGCGGAGACGGAGCGGCGCGCCGGCGTCGGTCAGGATCACGTCGTTCTCGACCTCGTAGTCGATCGGACGACCGTTGCGGTGTCCGGTCTGCGTCAGAGGCAGGATCCGGAGATAGTCGGACGGGATGGCGTACTGACGGCTCCATCCGAACGCCGGCCGCGTCTCCATCTGCGCCAGAGCGACGCGACGGATCGCGAAGTTCCATTCCCATTTGGACAGGAGGGCCTGACGACGCTGCGCGAAGTTGCGCCTGAACCAGCGGGCGACCGGCCGGTTGTCGTCGAACGATCCGATCGGCGCCTCGACGAGGATGTCGAGCGCCATGTTCGCGATGTCGGTCTCGGTCGTCATCGATCCTCCGGATACGAAAAAGGGCGGGAGGTTCCGTGCCCTCCCGCCCTCGCCGGCTTCGCCTAGGCTAGCGCGGCTCCGTTGCGGGGCTGTTGCCCCCGGGTATTCACTTCTTCGGAGCGACGACCGGCTTCGCGGTCCGCTTCGGAGCGCCGGTCAGACCGAGCGCCTGTTCCGTCGCGGCGGCGACCTTCGCGGCGACCTCGGCGGAATGGTCGTAGGCCTCGGCCTCCTGCTTCCGCGTCATCGCGTTGAGCTCCTGGAGGGTCGGTTCGGGTCCGGACTTCGACACGGGCTTGGTGTTCTCCTTGGCGCCGTACGTCCCGACGAGATCGGCGACGCGGGACGCGACGGCCTGCGATCCGGTATGGGAGAAGACGGGATCGCCGTTCGCGGGACGCTCGACGAGCGTCGCCTCGCCCTTCGTGATGCCGATGTTGTTGAGGTCGGCGTTGGTCTTCGGACGCGGCGCCGGGTTCGTCTTCGCGAACGAGTCGGCGATCCGGTTCATGACGGTGGAGTCGGTGATCGAGTTGACGCGGTCGCCCTCGACCTCCTGGCCGGTCACGACCTGCGCCCGGTCGATGCCGACGGCCTCGTTGTTGTCCCGCGGCTTGTCGATCAGGCGTCCCGCCGTGACCTGCTGGCCGTCGCCCTTCTCGCCGTTCGCGAGCGGCTCGCCGTCGCCCTGGCCGTCCAAATTCTCGGAAGCGTCTCCGGTCGGAGCGGGCGCGGGCTGCGTGTCGCCGCCGGTCACGCCCTTGTCGTCGCCGTCCTGCGGCTTCGAAGCCTTGGCCTCGTCGATCTGCTTCTGGATCTCGGCCTTGGTCAGCGTCGCGTCGGTCTCGACGCCCAGCTTCTCCGCCTCGGCGAGGAGCTCTTCCTTTGTCGACATGCGGTTTCTCCCCGTCGGACGGATTCGTGGATCGATCGTCGGAACATGCAACGGATCGGGGCGCATTTGAAGCGCCCCGATCCTTCTATCCACGCTTTCGAAGCGCGTCGAGGTGGATGCGGCGGGCCAGACGGACGGCGCCGAGCCTCGTCGACGAAGGATGGTCGGGCGGAACCTTCGTCGTGTTCTCGCCCACGACCGACGTCCAGAGTTCCGCGAGGACCTCGAGATCGCCGTTCTTGACCGAGATCCGACCGGACGTCTTCGAGTTGATCGTATCGACCGTGTAGCCGAGAACATCGGCCGCGGTCGAGTTGGTCAGACCGTTGAGTGCGATCAGATCGCGGAGGGCGTCGGATCGGTTGCCGACGTCGATCATTCGTCGTCTCCGTCTTCGTCGAACTCGGACCAACCGTCCTCGTCCGCTCCCCAATGGTCGACGTAGCCGAGCTCCTTGTTCAGCTCGATGAGCTCCTGCGGATCGAAGAGCTCTATCTCCTCGCGCATCCATCTGACCGACGCGACGAGACCGTCGCGGATGATGCAGACGTTGAAGTCGTCGGACTCGCGCCAGACGAAGCCGGCCTTGATCGCGTCGGACAGGCTTCCGAAGTGGTCTCCATGCCAGGCGACGCCGATCTTCATCTCGCCGGCATCGTTCGTGTAGACCTGCTGCGCCATCGGCATGTATCGGTCGCGCTTCGCCGTCTCTTCCTCGCCGAACCATCCGTGCTCGGCGCTGAAGCCGGCGGCTCCGGCGTGTCCTCCCCCTCCGTAGGCGACGGCGATCCTCGTGCAGTCGCATCCTCCCTTCCGGCTCCGAAGAGTGAATTGCCGTCCCTTCTCGTTGTCGAGGTATCCCGCCGCCAGACCGTTCGGCGACTCCTCGGCGAGAGTTCCGACCGCCTCGGAGAAGAGATGGTACGGCGCCTGGATGCAGGGGATCGAGTTGATGAACGTCCCGTCGACCGTCTTCAGCGAGATCGTCCGCTTCGTCGAGTCGATGATCTGCCGACAGTGCTGCTCCGTCGCGGCGAGCAACGTCTCGCCCTTCTCGACGATCGCCTGCCCGTCCTCCGCCGAGATCAGATCCTGATTGATCTCGCTCCAGAGACCGGGATAGCCGAGTGGCTGGATCTGGAGGTAGGCGTTGATAGACCTCGAGTTCGGAAGGGCGAAGCGCCAGAGATCCCGGTCCTCGACGTAGCGGACGATCGGCGGGACGTGGCTGTCGGGATCGGCGAAGTTGTAGCCGACGACGATGCCCGGATCGTAGTAGTGGTCCCACGCCAGACGGGCGCCGGACTTGTCCATGTCGAAGACGATCTTCGCGTTCTCGATCGGATCTCCGACGAACGCCCGAAGTTCGACCTGCGCGCTCTTGTGGTGGTCGAGGACGACGATGGTGCGGCTGGCATGGATCAGACGAAGCATGTCGTCGTACTTGAACGAGAAGTCGAGGACGGCGACGTGCTTGTCCCGACAGAGCTCGAGGACGTCGTCGGTCAACGGACCGTAGGACATCGGGAGATAGACGATGTTCGGATCCCGGTAGAACTGCTCGCCGACGACCCATGCGGCCGTCCAGCCGTCGTGGCAGTTGCCGTGGTAGAGGACGACGTCGGGCCTGATCGGCGAACCGTATTCGTTGCGTACGCTCACTTGCTGCTCTCCTGCTTGACGATGGGACGGAGCCGGCCGCGGGAATCGCGGACGACGTGGTGGGGGCCGCGAAGGCGGGCCATTTGGAGTAGGATGGACCGCTCGACGTCGGCGAGGATCCACATTTCGATCGATTCGCGTCGACGAGCGGCGTCTCGGGGGTCTTCCATCAGAACTTCCTCGGCTTCTTGCGGTCGGTCAGACCCTTCTTCGACAGACGCACGGCGATCGCGGTCTCGGTCCTCTGGAAGATGCGGGACATCATCGACGGCGTGCTGCCGAGCTTGTGGAGACGGCGGAGGAGATCGTCGTCCTCCGTCGTCCATTTCCTGCTGCCGCTCATGCGAACTCCCCTCCGCGCAGAGCCGTCTCGAACTCCATCGATCCCTCGAGGAGCATGGGAACGGCGCGGAAGAGCATCTCGGACCGCGGGACGGACGCCGTCGAGAACTCGGCGGACCATCGGTCGTGCTTGAGGCAGATCCGGTCCTCGAGGGGGATCGCGACGACGAGACCATGGATCCCGACCTCGAGGATCCAGCTCGGCGCCGCGCCGTGCGCGATCGTCGAAGGTCTCCATCCGGACGCCGTCGCCTCGCAGGCGAAGCGGTAGAGACCGTCGACCGCGTGCCTCGAGCATTCCCGGTGCATCCGGAGCCAGAGGGCGCCGGCCGCGCAGAACCTCGTCCGGTCGGCCGAAAGCTCGGTCCAGAGCTTCGTCGCGACGGCCTGCGCATCGGCCTGCGTGGCGCAGAGCGTCCGGGATCCGGCGAACTGGTCGGTCCCGCAACCCTCGACGGTCTCGACGCAGGACCTCGAGAAGGCGGCGTGGACGCCGTTCTCCAGCGCGAGGATCGTGGCGTCGAGATCGTCGGACGAAGTCTGGTCGGAAGGCAGACCGGGCGTCCAGACGCCGGACAGGCGTTCGTTCCGGAGATCCTTGAGGATGCGGAGAGCCGTCGCGGCGCGGCCGGCCTCCTCGTGGCGGTAGGTGATCGTCGACACGGCGTCGTGTCGGGCGATGACGTCCATGACCTCTTCCAAGGTCGGGGCGACGGTGTTCATGAGGAGCGGCTCCGGTTCTCTTCGCGGTGTTCGCGGATCAGGTGGAGGGACGAGACGACGGCCAGCCAGACGATGCCGGCCGACGGGACGAGGAGGAGGAGGTCGACCATCAGTGCGCCCTCGCCAGTTCGAGTCGGCGCTCGGCGCGGCGACGGGAGAAGAGGGCGACGACCTCGATGCGGGTCACGTCCTCGCCGGACCAGACGTCGGCGACCTGCGCGGCGGTCTCGACGAGCTCGATGTCGGAGTAGCGTCCGATCTCGCCGGCGTCGGTGAGGTCGAAGGCGGCGAGGATCTCCTTCTCGACGTCGGTCGGGTGTCCGTCCAAAGGGATGGCCTCGAGGGCCTGACGGATCTCCCGGATCGCGGCGAGGGAAGCGCTCTCCTGCGCGTTCAGGTCGCCCTGCCACGACAGGGTCGCCTCCTTCTCGGCGAGATCCTTCGAAAGGGCGATGTCCCGCGCCTTGCCGGACGGAGCGGAGTCGACGAGGACGGCGTCGGCCGGGGAATGCGAGGCGTCGATCCGATCGAACGTCTCCCTCGCGGCGTCGTGGTAGCAGTCGTCGCACCAGCGGGTCCCGTCGGTCGGAAGGACGGTGGCGGGCTTGGAACGGCACTCGGTGCAGATCGGCGCCGAGACGGCCTCGACCATGTTGCCGACGAGCGTCGTCTCCTCGATCGCCGTGCGGGGCCAGAGGATCGTGCGCCCGTCGAGGTTCGAGACCGTCGGCCGGCCGTTGGCGAAGAGATGGATGCGGATCGACGATCCGTCGGCTTCGGTCCGCTCGAGGAAGAGGGAGACGCAGTGGCGGGCGCTCCCCTCGGCCGAATGAGGCTGGAAGCCCTTCTCCTGACGGAAGCCGAGATCGTACAGGGCGTTCATGATCGTCGGGAAGGAGGAGCAGGCGAACCAGACGTCGTCGACGACCGCGAGGAGGTCGAAGTCGATCCTGCCGACGTTCCACTTCGACCAGCGCTTGGCGGCGAAGCGGACGGCCGAACCCATCGTCGCGTCGACGCCGCCGGGACGGACCGACAGACCGAGATCGTCGAAGGAGGGGACGAGCGGCGGAGCGGCGACGGGCTCGGCCGGCGCCTCCTCGGCGACGGGCGCCGGATCGTCGTAGTAGCCCTCGCTCTCCTCCTCGCAGTCCTGCATCTCGGCGACGCCCATCGAACGCAGATGGGCGGCGACGTCGGTCCGGACCTCGTTCAGGAAGGAGAAGCAGATCTCGACCCTCGCGTTGTTCGAAGGATCGCCCTTCGGGTTTCCGGAGACCTCCATGCGACGGCCTTCTCCGAGCGAGCGGAGGATCTCGTCGGACCGGTCGAGCGGGTTCCAGCGGTGGTCGAAGAAGCCGCGGAACTCGCCGACGACCTTCCAGCAGCCGCGACGACGGCCGGGAGCCGAACCGCGGCCATGGACGTCGAACAGGTCGACGGCGTGGAAGGCGACGAGGGCGAAGACGCCGACCATGACCTGGATCACGGCGTCGCAGCGCGACGAACCGTCGGAACGGGGCGACAGGCGCTTCGACAGCTGGACGGCGCCGTCGACGAGGGAGATGCCGTCGGGGATCTCGACGGTCGGGACGAAGGGAACGGGGGTCTTCATGGCGATGCTCTCCAGACGGTCCTGTTGCTGCGGGACCGGCGCCGGACGTCGGGGGACGGCCTTCGGGCGCACGATGGAGAATACAGCATGGCTTGTATCCGTCAAGGGGCGATCGACGACGGAGGGAAACGATCGCGCGAAGGACGGGAAACGATCGGACGGGGAACGGAGGGGATCGGAGAGGCGGAGGAAGGCGACGGACGGTCGGGGAGGGCGATGGACGGCGTAACGCAGGGTGCGGAAGACGGTCAACGGAGGGAGGGGCGGAGTTCGGACGGGGTCATGGAACGCGACGGGCGGTGGTCCGATCCTTCGCCGAGCATGGCGCCCGGAACGCGTCGGTCGCGGCGGTCGTCGACGTCGGCCAGGCGTCGCGGTCCTCGCCCGTCGTCGGGCAGTCGGCTCCTGCGGTACGGTAGCGCCTTCCCTCTCCCCTCGTCGACGACGCATGGTCCATACGTCCGATAACGTTCGCTTATCGGACGTATGCGTTCGGCTCGAGGTCGGGCTTCGGACCTGCCAATGGCTGCGCTAGTCGAGGAGGGCGGCGTCGATCGGCGGGGTCGGACGGCGCGAGGGAGGGGGGTCGACGCGTTTCGGCCGACTGCTCGGGCTCGGCGTCGGAACCGCGTCCGGCGATCGGAGGGGGGCGGGGGACCCCGGCTTGGAGTCCCGCCCGCCTATAGGCACCGCCGCCCGCGTCGCCCAAAAATTCCGAAAAATCGCCCGTCGGTTTATTCGGGTTATCTCGTTCGTCATAACCCTATGTTATAACTCTCTATACGTATATCCATTTCTATCTATTAACTACGTATGTCTCTATAGGCGTATTGACCGTTTCCCCCCGGTACCGTAGATACAAAGGCGACAATCGCGAAAACACCCGGTTGTCGCTCTGGAGAAAAGGATCGTCAACGTATGGACATCGAAACCCTGGGCAGGCAGTTCGCCGCCCTCAAGGAGCATGTCGGGATGCTCGAAGGCGAGCTCTTCGCCGACAAGGAGCGGATCGTCGAACTGGAGCGCGAGGTCGGTCTCCTGCTCCGGACGAAGCGTCGGATGCTCGGCGCGCTGACGGCGGACGACGAGGCGCATGCGGATCTCCGTTCGCTGATCGGCGCGTCGGAGCGCCACGCCGTGATGACGGTCTCGGAGATCGACGACGTGGAATACGGCTGGGCGATCGACCGCGTCCTCAAGCTCCTCCTTCCGCGTCCGGAGGGGATGACGGCGTACCAGATCCGGCGGCACTTCGACGTGCGGAAGCATCCGGCGGTCGAGCGGGCTCTGGCGCACGCGGTGCTGGTCCGGACGCTGGTCGTCGAGCGGATCGTCGGGGAGAAGGGCGGACGTCCGAAGGAGGTCTACCGCGTGACGCCGGAGGCGGCGACGTGACCCGCGCCTATCCGCCGGTCGAGCACCGTCCGGGAGAATGGTCGGAGCCGCTCTATCCGGTCGAGGGATTCCGGATGGCGTGCTGCGACTGTTCGCTGGTGCACGAGATGGAGTTCCGCGCCGTGCGGATCGGGCCCGTCGACGCGAAGGGCGGGTTCGTCGTCCTCGAGGAGATCGACGGCGCCCGCGTCCAGATGCGGCTGCGGAGGAACGGGAGGTCGACCGCGGCGCTGCGGCGGAACCGGAAGGGTACGAAGGCATGAAGGCGCGGGAGTTCACCCACTTCTCGGTCGTCGCGGTCGGTCGCACGAAGTCCGGCCGGACGGTCCTCTTCGACGTCGTCCCGAAGGACGGCGGTCCGAAGCTCGGCTCGGTGCATTGGTACGCGCCCTGGCGCCGCTACGTCTTCCAGCCCTGCATGGGGACGATCTACGAACCCGTCTGCCTGCGCGGGCTGGCCGACGTCTGCGAGACCCTGACGAAGGAGCACAAGGCATGAGCGACGACGAGAAGATCGAAGCCTTCGCGAAGGAGGACTTCGAGAAGTCGACCGAGGACTTCATCGGCTATCCGACGTGGAGCGAACTCAAGGCGTCGACGCCGGGAACCTACTACGGCGGGATGTACGCGCTCGCGATGGAGCGCGGGCTCGAGCGCTGGTATCGGGAAGGGCTCGCGGCATGAACGAGGCGCAGACGATCGTCCAGGAACGGCTGCGTCCGTACATCGAGAACCTCGACCCGCTGCACGAAGGAACGCTGCGGGCGATCGTCGAGGAGATCCGCGACGAGCTGATCGCGGACTTCGAACACTACGGCCTCGACGACGGGATGGTCCTGTTCGTCGCGCACGGCCCCGAGGAGAGCGTGGCATGAGCGACACCGAAGGAAGATACGTCCGGCGCGAGCCCGACGTCGAGAACCCGATCTCGGCCTGGAGGTACGTCGAGGGATCCCGCGACCTGCCGGACTGGTTGACGGACGATCCCGACAAGGCGGGTCTCGAGGAGGAGTTCGGTCTCTATCGCGATCTCGTCCGCTTCTGCATGGACGAGACCGACACGGAGACGATCGAATTCGAGGCGGGCGACGGCGCGACGTTCAAGGTCGTCGACGGCGACTGGATCCGTCGCCTGCCCGGACAGATCCGCCCGTGCTCGGACGAGTTCTTCCGGAGCTTCTACCGTCCGGTCTTCGGGAAGGATCCCTTCTGGCATGCGATCCTCGAAGTCGTCGCCAAGCGCCTCGAGAGCGGCGAGTGGGACAGCGAGATGTCGTCCTACGGACGCGCCTTCGCGGAGATCGTGCGCGGGATGAAGGGGGAGCGGGAATGAGCCACGCGCGGAAGGGCCGGCCGTCGCCGGACCATGGTCGGATGCTCGCGGCGCTGCGGGTCGCCCGCGCCGGGATCTCGGAGGAGTTCCCGGACTGCGACGCCAAGCGCGAGATCCTTCGGCATCTCGACGACGCTCTCGGGATGATCGCCGAGAGCCAGAGGACGCGTCGTCTGTCTCGGATGCTGGCGCTCGAGGAGGACCGGCGCCGTCGCGGCGTCTCGACGATCGTCGGACTGCGGGACTACATCCCGGATACGTCCGGCGTGACCAACGAGGAGTGACGACGATGAAGTTCGAACGCGACGACGGGACGACCGTCGACATCGAATACGACTACAAGCCGGGATCGGGTCCGACCTACTCGCCGATGTCCGGCGCCGACGGCGGGGACGCGGACGAGTTCGAGATCCTGTCCGTGACGGCGGAGGACGGGAGCGACGTCCCGATCGGCGACCTGTCCGGCGACGAGGTCGACCGCGCGTGGCAGAAGGCGGCGGACGACTACGATCCGTCCGACGACCACGACCACTGGGACTACGCGGACGGCGACGACTGATCGCGATCTATCCACGACGACGAGAGGGCGGGGGCTGGTCTCCCGCCCTTCTTCGTGGCTACGTACGGATCGTCCAAGCGACGCATCGTCGAACCGGAGAACGAAGCCATGAAGGATCTCTGACGCATGCCGGCCCGTCGCCTCGACCTGCCGTCCTCGCCGCACCATTCCGGGCTCTCCGTCCAGGAGCGTCGGTTCGTGTCCGAGTACTGCATCGACGGCGACGGGACCGCCGCGGCGATCCGGGCGGGATATCCCCGTCGTTCGGCCGCCGGCGTCTCCGGGTCCCTCCTCTCGCGCGACGCGGTCAAGGCGGCGATCGCGCACGAGATGGAGCTGATGGCGAAGCGCGCCCGGATCGACCAGGATTGGGTGATCGAGCGCTACCGCCGGATCGCCGACGTCAACATCAAGGACGTCCTCTCCTGGTCGCAGCAGATCGTCCAGGTAGGCGAGGACGAGGAGACGGGCGCTCCGATCGTCGAGCCGAGGACGGTGATCCAGCTCAAGGACTCGGACGAGATCCCGGACGAGGTCGCGGCGGCGATCTCCGAGATCCAGCAGACGAAGGACGGGTCCTTCAAGTTCAAGCTCCACGACAAGCAAACGGCGCTCGGCCAGATCGGCAAGCAGCTCGGCATGTTCGTCGACCGCAAGGAGATCGAGCACAAGGGCGAGATCGGCGTCGAGGTGAAGGACAGCAGGGAGGTCGCGAAGGCGTTGGCCGCGATCCTCGCCCGTCGGAACGCGCCGACGATCGAACACGAACCACAGCAGCAACTGGAGACGATCGACGATGTCGACGAAGAATGAACTGCCGCCGGCGGGACCGGTCTACTCGCTCTATCCGCGGGGGATCGCCCATTGGGAGATCTGGCGCGACGGGCATTGCGTGTCCGATCCCTTCTTCCTGCGCGGGACGGCGGAGCGCGTCGCCCGTCTCCTCGAGACGGCCTGGCTGACCGGCTTCAACGACGCGAACAAGGCGAACTTCGAGCGATCGATCGAAGTCGAAGAGGCGGTCCAGGTCGCCGACGGCGTGACGGAAGGCGAGGCGCCGGCGGCGTTCGACGACTTCGATCCGTCCAAGGTCCCGGTCTACTCGCACAAGACGACCGTCTTCGAGGGCGACTTCCGCATCGACGAGGATGGCAAGGCGCTCGCCGATCTGACGCAGGACCAGCTCCGCATGGTCCGGTCGACGTTCCTCCTCGAGATCCGGACGCTGGACAAGCTGATCGACGACGGTCCGCAACCGACGATGCTCGTCCGGAACGACGGAAGGGATTCGTTCTGATGGCGATCGAGGCGGTATCCGGTTTTCGCGTGAAGGGTTCTTCGGCGGTCTTCGACACGAAGGAGGACGCGCAGTCCTTCCTGATCGCCGCGGCCGTCTGCAAGGCGATCGCGAAGGACAGCCCGAAGTCCTTCCACGTCCCCGATCCCGAGAAGCTGATGGACGCGGTGACGGACGCGTTGATCGAGAGCGGGATCTGGGAGGAGACGGACGAAGAGGAGGGCGAGGGCGATGGCGCTTGAGCATGTGAAGCGCGTCGAGGCATGGGTCGCGAACGGCGTCCATTACGACACGCAGGAAGAGGCGGTCGCCGCCTACGTCGCGGGAGCGATCAACCGCGCATCGCACCGTCCTTCCGAGGTCGGCGATCCGGACGTGGCGCGCAGGGCGATCGTCGTGGCGCTGACCGAGCTCGGGATCTTCCCGATCGCGGCGCCCCCTCCTCCCGCGCCGGCGTCGGTCAAGCCTCTGGTTCCGACCGCGCCGACGACACCCTTCGACAACGACGACTTCTGAACGGAGAACGACCATGGCGAACCAACGCGTCAAGTATCAGAACATGCCGGCCATGCCGGGGATCTCGGACGCCGTGGTCCAGACGCACGACGTGTCCCGCTACGCGAAGACCGTGTCGTTCGCGGGCAAGGACTACCAGTCCTTCGAGGCGCGCCAGAACGATCTGGCGATCCCGGGCGACAAGCCGGGGGACCGACAGTATCGGACCGAGGCGCGGATCAACGTGCCGGAGGACGACGTCGATTCGGACGAGGTCGCGTATTGGGGGATGACCCATCTCCTGCCGTCCGACTTCCCGGACCTCGTCGACGGCGGCAAGCCGATCAAGGTCACGTTGGCGCAGTGGCACAACGGGACATGGGATCCCGTCGCGACGCTCTTCAAGGGCGGCAAGTTCTACACGTGGATCAACGCGCACGGACCCGACGACGGGTTCCACGAGATCCCCGGAGCCGTCCGCGGGACGCCGTTCCATCTCGACTACGAGTTCCGCTGGAAGAGCGGGAACGACGCGGGTTCCCTGACGGTCCGCAAGGACGGCGCGATCTTCCTCGACCTGCCGAACGTCACGCTGATCGTCGACAAGCGCGAGCGGATCTACGCCAAGTTCGGGACGTACCTCAACTCGACGGCCTCGTTGGACAAGGCGGGATATCCGCCTCTCAAGAGCTACGTCGCGGACGTCTACGCCGGCGCCGCGAACCGTCCCGTCGTCCTCCCTCCCAAAGTAGGAACGCCCGCCGTGCCCGTGCCCGAAGACGACGCCTCGCAGTATGCGATCCTCGCCGACATCCGCGCCAAGATGGCGGCGCTCCAGGGTCCGCTCGAGGACAAATACGGATCGGACGCGAAGTATGCGGGCAAGGTCGTCGAATACGTCGACATCCTGGTGACGAAGCTCCGGAAGCGTGACGCTTCCTGACGTCCTCTGCGGAGCCGGCGCGGGGATCTCCCTCGTCGGCTTCCTAGGCTGGTGCGCGGCGCACGACGTCGATCCGGATTGGTCCATCCGGTTCGTATGGATCCTTCGGACCGGAACGGCGATCGCCCTGGTCGCCTTCGCGACGGGAAGTCTGGCAGCATGATGATTCGAAGAATCGCGGGATGCACCCGCGTCGTCGGCAAGGAGCAGGGTTACGTCCCCCTCCCGCTGCGAGACGAGACCGTCCGGGACACCGCGTCCGGCCGGGACGTGAACTGCATGACGATGGCGTTCGAGCCGACGCACGCCGAGATCGAGCAGCTCTTCGACGGAGCCTCGATCTACGTCTCGATGTTCGGCACCAGTCCTCCGCCGATGATCCTGTCGGTCGGACCTATCGAAAGGGATCCATACCATGACGGACGAGATGAAGAGGTTGCTCGCCAAGACGAACGAGCAGCGGATCCTGGAACTCGAGGAGGAGGTGACGAGGCTCCGGAAGGAGCTCGAGGAAGTCCGTCGGATCGCGGAGACGGCGCGGGCCTGGTCGGCGACGTCGTAGCGGAACCCGTCTCCGCGCTCGTCGATCGTCTGATCGGCGAGATCGCGGTGTGGTCGACGACGGTTTCCCTGCGCGAGTTCCAGATCAACGTCGCATCGGAGATCGTCCGCAACCTGGTACCGTCCGACGCGCAGGACGCCGCCTACGCCGCTCTGCGGATGATCGCGTCCGACTGCGAGGAGCAGCTCAAGATCGACCTGCGCGAATCGATCCTCGCGGCGCGTCTGACCGGATGACGATCCATCCTATCTACGATCCCGAGACCGCGGCCGCGCTGACCGAAGAGGGATGGTGGACGCGGGAGGACCGCGAGCTGGCGATGGAGCGGCTGATGTCGCTCCGTCGCTGCACGGTCGAAGGCGGGACGATGCGCGTCTCGGGCGGCACGCCGCGCCGGGACGGATCGACGGAAGTGAACGGCGCCGGGGAATGGGTCCGCTGGCGCGACGTGCTCGACGCATGCGGGATGATCGATGTCTTCACCGACGACCTCTAAGACCGAAGCCGTCATCGCGCTCCTCGCCGGGAGCCTCGACGTCGACGAGATCGAGAAGATCCTCGCGGGCCTGCCGCCCGAGGATCTCGCCGAGGTCCAGTCTCTCGTCCAGGCGGAGCTCGACCAGCCCTTCATCCCGAACGCGGGACCGCAGACCCGCGCCTTCGAGAGCGAAGCCGACATGCTCCTCTACGGCGGCGCGGCCGGCGGCGGAAAGAGCGCCCTGATGATCGGCGCGATCGCCCGCATGCACTCGTCCGCTCTCGTCCTGCGGCGCGAGGCGACTCAGCTCGACGGTCTCGTCGAGTTCAGCCGGACGATCTTCGCCAAGATCGCCGGCGCGAAGTTCACGGAGCAGAACAAGACGTGGCGCTGGGGCGAACGGATGGACAAGATCCTGCGCTTCGCCGGTCTCAAGGAGGAGGACGACTGGCGCAAATACGCGGGCAACGCCCGAGACTGCTTCGCGTTCGACGAAGCCGCCGAGTTCACGAAGAGCCAGGTCTTCTCGCTGATCGGATGGCTGCGTACCGTCCGGCCGGGACAGCGCTGCCGGATCATCCTCGCGACGAACCCGCCCCGCGGCGGCGACGGTGCGTGGGTGCTCGAGGAATTCGCGCCGTGGCTCGACCCGATGCACCCGCACCCGGCGAAGGAGGGCGAGCTCCGCTGGGCGATCGTCGTCGCCGGCGAGACGACGTGGGTCGACGACGACCGGCACCGCTACGCGCACGACGGCGAGGTCCGCCTCGCGACGGACGAGGAGGTCGCCCGGAAGGACGAAAGGGACATGCTCGACAGGATCGTCAAGCCGATGAGCCGGACGTTCATCGGCGCCCGCCTGAACGACAACCCGTATCTTCGGAACACGGGATACCGCGCCGTCCTCCAGGGCCTGCCGGAACCGCTCCGTTCGCAGCTGCTCAAGGGCGACTTCCTCGCCGGCCGCGAGGACCACGACTGGCAGGTGATCCCGACCGAGTGGGTCGTCGCCGCGCAGGAACGCTGGAAGGCGGCTCCGGAGAAGCGCCGGAGGATGCTGGCGATCGCGGCCGACGTCGCGATCGGCGGAGCCGACAACGCCATGATCGGGTCGCTCCACCACGGATGGTGGTTCGGTCCGCTTCACGCGCTGCGGGGCATCGACGTCAAGTCGCCGACGGACATCGGGCGCAAGCTCCTGGAACTCCGCCAGGACGGCGCCGACGTCTCGGTCGATCTTACGGGCGGCTGGGGATCCGGCGTGAAGGCGTGGCTCCAGGAACAGCAGGAGATCGACTGCCACGGGATCGTCTTCAACGAGCGGTCGGGCGGATCGACGTCCGACGGAAAGATGGGTTTCGTCAATCTGCGCGCCGAGATGTGGTGGCGTCTGCGCGAGGCGCTCGATCCGACGAACCCGAACCACGAACACATGATCGCCCTTCCGCCCGACGCCAGGCTCCTCGCCGAACTGACGACGCCGCGCTGGGAACTGCGCGGGACGGACATCCTGATCGAGAGCAAGATCGACGTCCGCAAGCGCGTCGGTGGTTCGACGGACCGCGCCGACGTCGTCGTCATGCTCTGGCACCGGAAGGACTACGCGACGCTCCGGGCGCTCGAGAGGACGCCGGGATGGAAGCGGAACGACCGCGACCGACGGACCGTCGACGACTCCGGGATCCTCAACGAATGGTGACGGAGCGGCCGGCGACGATGCGCGACGTGACGTGGCTCGCCGCCCGCATGCGCCTCGTCGACCGGAGGGAATTCCTCGCGTCCGTCGACATGCCGCCGACGGCGACGGCCGCGGCGTGCCTCGACGGGTCCGAGATGGCGTGGACCTGGTGGAGGAGCGGCGATCCGGTCGCCGCGGGCGGGATCTCGAAGCCTGCGCCGATGCAGCCGCACGTCCGCGCCGTATGGGCCTTCGGGTCCGACGACTTCCGGTACGCGGCGCGGAAGGTCGCGGACAAGTTCACCGTCCTGATCCCGGCGATGGAGCCGCTCGGCTGCCGTCGCGTCGAGGCGCGACCCATGTCGGAGAACGCGCCCGCCTGCCGATGGCTCGAGCGCTGGTGCAATGCCACGCTCGAGGCGGAGATGGGGGAGTTCGGTCTGCGGGGCGAATCGTTCCGTCTGTATTCGTGGATAGCGCCCTCATGGGGATTGCCGCCGTCCGACGGCTAGGGCATCTCTCGAACAGCCAGGAGTCCGCCCGCGATGTGCACTTCCCTTTTCAAGACCCCGTCCGTCCCGAAGACGCCGCCCGCTCCGGTCGCGCCGTCCGCCGAGGACGACGCCGCGAGGATGCGTCGGGCGAACGCCGCCGCCGCCAGCGCGCAGGCGCAGGGTCGCGCCGCGACGATCACGACGGCGCCTCTCGGCGACTCGTCCTACGGTTCCTCTCTCGGCGGCGCTCGCCTCTCGGGGTTCTGATCGAGTGGGTATCGCGGACGATCTCCTCCGGATGCAGACCGGTCTCGCGATGCAGCGCTACCGCTGGGAAGCGGCTTGGCGGGACGTCGTCATGCTCGCCATGCCGATGGCGAGCCATCTCTTCGACAGCGCCTACTACGGCTCGACCGTCGGATCTTTGACCGCGATCGGACAGGGTCCCAACTCCGAGCGTCGTTCGCGCGAGATATTCGACGACACGGCCGTGTGGGCGCTTTCCCGCCTCGCCGCCGGCATGACGTCGCTCGTCGTCCCGAAGGCGCAGAAGTGGCACAACCTCCAGCTCGCCGATCCTTTCATGCCGCGTCCGACGCACGAAGAAGCGGAATGGCTGGACGCCGTCCGCGACTACCTCTTCGCCGTCCGATACTCGCCGAAGGCGCAGTTCGACCAGTCCATCCGCAAGGCGATCAAGGCGGTCTGCGGTCTCGGAACCGGGATCCTCTTCAACGAAGAGAACGTCAACCGCCGCGGCATGGACCCGGCGCTCGTCCCCTTCTTCTACCGCGAGGTCCCGGTCGTCCAGTGCTATCTCGGCATCGACGCCTACGACTCCGTCGACCGCTGCCTGCGGACGACGACGATGACTGCCCGCGCCGCCGCCAGATACTTCGGCGCCGACAAGATCTCGGCGAAGGTGAAGGAATACGCCGAGGACGGGAAGAAGAGCGAGCAGGAGTTCTCGTTCCTCCACGCCGTCATGCCGCGTGAAGAGGCGGACGAATACAGCTCGCGGACGAACATGCCGTGGGCGTCGTTCTGGATGGAGATCGAGACGCGGCATCTCGTCAACGCGTCCGGCTATTTCGAGATGCCGTACCACGTCATGTATTGGGACCAGACGTCCGGATCCCCGTACGGCGAGTCGCCGATCATGGGCGCGTTGTCCGAGATCAAGCTCCTCCAGCACATCAAGAAGAGCACGCTCCAGGCGGCGCAGCAGCTCGTCAAGCCGCCGCTCGCGCTCGCCGAAGGGATCTACAACTCGCGCATCAACCTGAACTCGGGCGCGATCAATCCGGGCCTCGTCGACGGACAGGGCAACCTCAAGGTCAGGCCGATCACGACGGTCTCGAACCCGTCGTTCGCGGAGCGCCTGATCGAGGCGCAGCGCGGCGTCATCCGCCAGCACGCCTACGTCGATCTGTTCCAGTCCCTGACGGAGGATCCCCGGAAGACGGCGACGCAGGTCCTCATCGAAAACCAGGAGAAGGGGGAAGTCCTTGGTCCAGCGGGCAGCGCGGTCGAAGCCGGCGTGGCGAGCGCCGTCGACCGAGAGGTTTCGATCCTTTCGCGGAAGCGCGCCTTCGAAGAGGGATCGCCTCTCGAGGCTCCCCCGTCGATGGACGGGCGGGAGACGGGCGTCGGCTTCGTCGGACCTTTGGCTCAACTGCGCAAGACTCAGGAGCTTTCCGGCGTTCAGTCCGTCCTTCAGATGGCTGGTTTCCTGGCTCAATACGATCAATCCGTTCTCGCCAAAATTGACACCGACGCGACCCTCGAGATCGCGCACGAAGTGAGCGGCGCTCCGCGACGCATGTTCCGTTCTCCCGACGAGATCGAGCAGATCCGGGACGAGGCCGCGGCCGCGGCCGAACGCCAGGCGGCGATGCAGGCCACGCAGATGGCGGCGGACGCGGCGGGCAAGGGCGCCGGCGCGGTCAAGAGTTTGGCCGAAGTCGGGGAGATGCAGAACGCATGACCTCCTTCCGCTCCGTCTCCTCGACGTTCAAGCCTGGACAACGCCGCAAGTCGCTCGCGAAGGAATGGGTCGTCCAGGCGTACGAACGCCTCTTCAAATCCACGGGACAGGACGCGGAGGTCGTTCTCGTCGATCTCGCGGAATTCTGTGGATACTACGACGTCTGCCCTCCAAACGTATCGAGCGAAGAGCTACGGTACGTCGAAGGGAAGAGGGCGGCGTTCGCGCATGTCCTCCACCATCTCAATCTCGCGCCCGAGCGGCGCATCGCTCTCGAGCAGGCAGCTCGGGAGGAAGCGACGGTCAACGGCGAAGAGGGACTACTATGACGACTGCGAACAGGCTCTCGGGATCTTCGGCTCTGCGTCTCGCATCGTTCGACGGTTTCCGTCGCATCGGCTTCCCGCTCGTGGCGTTCGCGCCCGAGGGTGAGGGCGGCGGCGGCAACGGCGGACAGCAGCAGCAGAACGGCGGCGACGGGAACAACCGCGCAGTGGTCGACATGAATGCCGACGGCGGGGGGTCGTCGCAGGCGTTCGTGGTCGACGTCGGAAATGGCCTCCTGACCGGAGACAACCTGACCGCGGCGACGAACAAGGGCTGGTTCAAGGACGGCAAGCTGGACGTGTCCAAGGCATTGGACAGCTATCGCGCCGCCGAGAGCCAGCTCGGGAAGAGCATCACCCCGCCGAGTGAGACTGCGACTCCGGAGGAGAGATCGGCGTTCTACGCCAAGCTCGGCCGCCCGGAGAAGGCGACGGACTACGGGATCACCTTCAAGCGCGAAGGGGTTCCGGAGGGTTTCGCCTACGACGAAGCCGCCGCCGCGGAGTTCGCGAACTGGGCGCACGAGACCGGGCTCAACAAGAGCCAGGCGCAGGCGCTCCACGACAAGTTCGTCGGACACCAGGCGGCGAAGTTCGGCACTGCCGTCGAGGACTACGGGAAGGCGGAAGCCGCGGCTTTCGACGATCTCGCGAAGTCCTGGGGCGGCGCCGACAGCGACGGCTACAAGAGGAACCTCGAGATGACGAGCCGTGCGGTCGCGCAGCTCGGCATCAAGAGCGATCTCGTCGCCGCCGGCATCCTCTCGAAGGATGGACAGATCCGCAATCCGGGCATCGCCAAGGCGCTCGCGAAGGTCGGTTCGTCCATGTTCGCGGAGGACAGCTATTCGTCGACGGGTCAGACTCCGTCCGGTTCGAACCCGTTCGACCGGAAGGGCAACGACTACAATCTCACGAAGCAGGGACAGCTCGTCCGTTCCGATCCCGCGAAGGCGGCCGCGTTCATTCGCCAGTTGGGTGAGAACCCGGCCGATTATGGTCTCAAGGTCTAAGCGCAGGAGCGAACAATGGCCGTCGTCAGGCTCACGGACGTCATCGTCCCCGAAGTCTTCTACCCCTACATGCAGAAGGAAACGACGGAGAAGAGCGAGATCTTCACGTCGGGCATCCTTCGCCAGGACGCCAACATGGCCTCGTTCCTCGCGGGCGGCGGCGTGATGACGAACGTTCCGTTTTGGAACGACCTCGACAATACGGAAGCCGACCCCGCCTCCGACGATCCGACCGAGATCGGCGTCCCCGGCAAGATCGGTTCGTCGAAGGACATGGCGCGCCGCATCATCCGCACCCGCGGATGGTCGTCCGCCCGCCTCGTCTCCGAGCTGGCCGGTTCCGATCCGATGAAGGCGATCGGCAACAGGGTCAGCGACTACTGGAAGCGCCAGTATCAGCGTCAGCTCGTCGCGACGCTCTACGGCCTCTACCTCGACAACGTGGCGTCCAACGGCGGCGACATGGTCGTGAACATCGCGACGGACGCTTCGGGCGCTCCGACGCCGGCGCAGATCATCTCGGCTCAGGCCGTGATCGACACGAAGCAGACGATGGGCGACGCGGCCGACTCCCTCCGTGCCGTCATCATGCACTCGGTGAACTTCTCGCGTCTCCAGAAGCAGAACCTGATCGAGTACATCCCGAACAGCCGCGGCGAGATCAACTTCGCGACGTACCTCGGCTATCGCGTGATCGTCGACGACGGCATGAAGGTCATCACGGGCGTCAACCGCGTGAGCTACCTGACCTGCTTCCTTGGCGAGGGCGCTATCGCGTGGGCGGAGTCTCCCGTCGCGATCCCGGTCGAGATCGACCGCGAGCCGTCGCAGGGCAACGGCATGGGCGTCGACACCTTGTGGACGCGTCGTCAGACGGTCATGCATCCCTACGGGATCAAGTGGCTCGAAGCGTCCGTCGCGGCGGAGTTCCCGACCAACGCGGAGCTCTCGAACCCGAACAACTGGCAGCGTGTCTACGCCGAACGTCGTCAGATCCCGATCGCGTTCCTCGTCTCCAACTGAACGAGGTCGAGGGCGCGCCCTCACCAGGCCTCATAGGGCGGGGCTTCGGCTCCGCCCTTTTCGTATCGAACGCAAGGATCGTCCTGTGGCTACTCCCTACTCCTTCGTCGACGCCGACGGCGCGGTCATCACGGTCGACGCCGACAATGCGCACGGACCCTTCTACGCCCGGAGCGCCGACGGTTCGATCGTCCTCATCCCGGCGAGCGGCGGCGGATCGGGCGGCGGTGGGGGCGACGGGACGGATACGGTCGCACGCCAGGCGATCGCGGAGGAGAAGGCGCGCAACGACGAACAGGACGAGGTGCTCGCCGGAAAACCGGTTCCCGCCGTCTTCCAGCGAATCGTTTTCGACGAGGTCTCTTCCGTCACGGTGTCGTTCGATCTGACGGTCGACGGCTCGACATATACCGTCGGCGTCAACTACCAGAACAGCGACGGCGCCGCGACCTTCGCCGCGGCCATCAACAACACGCCCGGTCTGTCGGATCTCATCACCGCGTTCGCTCTCGGATCGATTCTTCGGATCGAAACCGTCGTCGAAGGTCCGGACGCCTTCTTCAGCCTTTCGGACGTATTCTACAGCGGCTTCGGACCGCTTCCGATCCTTCCAGGATCCTACTACGGGGCGGATCCCGCCCCGCTTCCGGATCAGATCAATGATCTGCGGGGCGTCGCACAGTCGGCTCTGGACAACGCCAACAATCTCGCGAATGCTTTCTACGTCATCCCATCCGGACAGGCCGTCTTTCAGGTACCGGAGCAGTATGCGACCATAGAGGACGCGTGCTTCGCGGCGCGGAACAACCGTCGATTCGCGGGTCCGCGCCCCAAGATCGATGTCCTTCCCGGGATCTACGCCGAGAATTTCGACAGCAACGGCTGCGACGTCGTCGCCCGATCGTTCCCGGACGAGATCGTCCCGAGTAGCTATCTCTACACGAGCAACAACGCCCGCAACTACGGTGTTCAGTTCACCGTCCCGGCCGGACATGGATGCACGGCGGGCGACAGCGTAGCCGTCAGGAGGACCGCCGTACCAGCGAGCAACGACGAAGCGCGGGGCTTCGGCGACTGCATCGTCACGGACGCGACGGCGACCACGATTACGATCCGGTTCACGGGCAACGGTCAGATGGCCGGCAGCGCCGCCGGGTTCGGGCTCTACCGCTATCCGATCCAGAACCGGCGCAGTCAGCCGTTGATCATCGACGGAACGGACAGCGGATTCGACGGCGTCGGCTTCTCGCCGCAGAGCGCTCCGACGGATTGGGGCAATCTCGAACTCCTCAGGATGCGGAACGGCGCCAGATTGATACTGCCCGGCCTGTTCAACAACGGCGTCATCGTCCGACCGTCACTCGGTTGCGCGAACGCGAACGTCGGCATTCGCATGGACAGAGGCTCCAAGATCTTGGGCGGACGCATCTCGCTCGGGTCCAACAGGTATGAGAACCTCGTCATGTCTACCGGGTCCGAAGTGGACCTGATCTCGCTCGTTTCCTGTCACGGAGCGCAGAACGTCGCGCTATATGAGGGCGCCAAGTTGAACGTCCAGAATTTCGGCAGCGACCGGACAAACACCGTGGTCTCCGGCGGGATCGACTTCGGCATCTACGCTATCACCTCGTCCATTGTCTCGTTGCGGACGGCGACCGTCCAAGCGAACGGGCAGGACATCGCCGCCTACGTCAACGCGCTCGTTTCCCTGACGAACGTCGGCGGTCTCGGAAACGTCACGCCGTCCGTCAACTCGTCCGGAAATCGTGGCGCAGCCGTCTGGAGCTAAGGAGAGAACATGCACTACCTCGTCGTAGCCAAGGATCGGCCGGACAGCATTCACGCCGATCTCACGATAACCGAGTGGGCCTCCTACGGAGCGAAATATCCGTCGGAGCGGTTCGACGTCTACACGACGACGGAGGACGTCTTCGCGCCTGGTCCCGTGCCGGATGCGAAGACGCTCGTCGAGCGAGACGTCGCTCCGCTCCCCGACCGCGTCTCGGCCCTCGAGGCTCGCGTCTTCGATATCGACAACGGAGGAGTGCAGAGCTAATGCCTTCCATCGTCCCTCCCGCCCGCGGCCGCAGGCTCGAGGAGCGGCTGAAGCCCATCGAAGACGCCAGCGCCCTGCACGGCGTCAAGGTGGCGGAGCTCGAACAGGGCATGTCCAAGGCGGAAGGTCGGATCGGTGCGACCGAGACGGCACTCGGCCATATGACGACGGAGACGACCGAACTCCGAGCGATGGTCGCCGCGGAGGAGAGCGGGATGTCCGCCCGCCTCGCGGCCGTCGAGACGGCCTTGACAGACTTCGCCGCGCAGACCGTCGCGAAGAACACGACGCAGGACGCATTGCTCGCAGGACTGGCCGCGAAGGACGCGACGCACGACGCCGCGCTCTCCGCCGCCGCGACCGCCAACTCGCGCCAGGACGTCGAGCTGGTCGCGCTGCGTGCGAAGGACGTCGCGATCGAGACGGCGATCGCGGTCCTCCGCGACAAGGACGTCTCGATCGACGCCGCCGTCGCATCCCTCGTCGCGAAGAACGTGTCGCAGGACGCCGCGATCTCGGCGGTCTCCGCGTCCGTCGACGCGGTGAAGGCGGACATCGCCCTTCTCAAGTCGGACGTCTCCTCGCTCAAGACCGAATCTACCGCGGCGAAGTCGCGGCTTTCCGCGCTCGAGGCGAAGGACGCGGCGCACGACGCCGACATCGCGGCCGCGAAGGCGGACGTCGCCGCCCTCAAGACGAGGACGACGGCCGTCGAGGTGGACCTCTTGGCGGCGAAAACGCGTCTATCGGCGCTCGAGGCTCTCAAGGTCAAGTCGGGCTTCGTGACGTCGGACGCGAACGGCGTGGCGGTGATCTCGTATACCGGCTTCACGGCGCCCCCGACGTTGTCCTACGATCCGTCGGAGTCCGGAGGACGTCCGACGACGGTCAGTCTCATGACGTCTCCCGCGAAGACGGCGACGTCCGCGTCGATCCGGGTGACGCGGACGCGGACGTTCAACGTCGTGATCGGACTTCTGGCCGATCCTTCCGAGATCGCGCCGAACACGCGAGTCGATTGGATCGCCGTCGGCGCCTAGCGCAGGACGTACCAGACCGTCCCTCGCGTCGATCCGGGCGCGAGGATCTCCTTGATCTCCATTTCCTCGCTCTCGACGAGGAGGAGCATGACGTCTTTGAGGTCCTTCGCCCGGACGGAGTGTCCCATCTCGCGCAGAAGCGTCGCGTGCATCGCCCGCCCGCCGTGGCGCTTCAGGATGCGCTTGATCTTCTGCGCCTGCGCCTGCGCCTCGCTCTCCGAGATGTAGTCGGCCGCGCCGGACAGCATGAACCGGGCGGACCGCATGGCGACTTCCGTTCCGTATTCCATGTCCGACGCCGAGATCTTGAGGACCGACTGGCGTCCGACGCAGAGGATCGTCGCGATGCGCAACGCCGTCTCCGTCGTGCGGACGAGGAACGAGGCGAACCGCGGGTCCGCGTCCATCATGGCTTCGACCCGCTTTCCGAAAGCGCGGTACATGTCCCGCGCCTCGTCCGTCCATTCGACTTCCAGGATCCCGCGGCTCTTCGCCGGATCGGCGTCGCTCTGGTTCCGCATGGCGGACGCCAGCTCCCCGGACCGATGGTAGATCGCCCGGACGTCCGTGCGGATCTCGGTCGGGACGACGAACGAATCGAGCTCCGGATCGACCTCCGGCGGACGCTTGGCGCCGGTGTTGATGAGCATGCGGTTCAGCGTGCCGTCCTCGACGGACGACGCCTCCATCGCGGTCCAGAATTGCGCCGGAGTCGAGACGCCGATGATCGACAGGGCGGGGGAGTGGATCGTCGTCGATTCCTTCCCGGCCCATTCCGGCGTCTGGTAGACGGAGAAGCTCGACGACCACATCTGGCGCAGGATCTTCGCGATAGATTTCTCGAAGCCGCTCGCCTTCTTGGCGCCGATGCGCGCCATGAAGTCCCCGAACTCGTCCTGCGGACAGAGCGAGAGCGGCGAGCGGACGACGAGATTGATCGCCGCCGGCATGGAGATGAACTCGGACGGGCCGATGTGGTGCGACAGACCGCAATCGACCATGATCTTCTGGACCGCCTTCAGGGCGTGGTCCTTTCCGGTTCCCGTCTCGGCGATCTGGATCGTGTAGAGATGCGTCCCGCTCCTTGTCGGCCCGACATACTGGCGTCCCGCGATCGTGCCGACGAGCGTCAGCGCCGCGCCGATCGCGAGGTCCGGCTGCGGCCAGCGGGCGGTTCCGACGATCCATCGTGCGATGTCCCCGACCAGTCCCTCCGGATACTCCAGAGGCGGGTCGACGGGCGCCGGAGCCGCCTCCGCGGGATCCTCGACCTCCTCGCCGTCCGGCGTGACGACGACGCCGTCGTCCCGTCGCAGAAGCTTGGCGACGACGGCGTCCGCGTGCGCGAGCGACGGCATGTCGGTGTCCGTCCATCCAAGGGATTCCGGCGAGACGCCGATCGTCGCGCAAAGCCAGATGGCCGCGTCCTTCGGCGTCGACCCGCGATACTCGAGCACGAGGTCGACGCACGTCCGCCCGCCCGCCTGGCGGTCCCCCATGTCCGCGACGCCGAAGTCGCGGATGCCGTAGGGCGTGATCGACAGATCCTCCTGGAGGTCCCGCCCGAGACGTTCGGACGAGACGCGCCATGCGCCCGTCGTCGGATAGTGTCGGGCGTCCGATCCGAAGAGGACCGGGACCCAACGGGCGAGGTTCGCGAGCGCGACGGCGTTGACCTGCGAGAAGAAGTCGTCGCCCTCCCGCGTCGGCGCGATCGACGAGGACGCGACCGGACGGACGACCGGCGCCTTCGTCGGCGTGCACTCCTCGATTCGCTGCTTGAGGGCGTCCAGCGTTCCGGGCGCCGGTTCGATGGACTGCGGGAGCCCCTCGATCCAGTGGCCCGTTATCGTCAGGTAGCGCTGCTTCCCGTAGATCTCGACGCCGGCCGCGTCGCTCTTGTACGTCCTGTCCGGCTTGCCGCGGGCGAGCATGCGGATCCCGCGTCCGGATGGCGAGACTTCTCCGTAGGTCTCGCGGAGTTCGAGGATCGGCAGAACCCAATCGAGGAACGCGCCGTCCTCGTCGATGCAGTCGTCGATGTCGATGCCGGTCACGTCGTCCGTGTCCGTCAGGACGAAGCCGATGCCGGCGATCCCCTCGCGGGAAGCCGCGAACTTGGCGGCGATGTCGTAGGACGCCCAATCGGACGGCTTCGAGTGCGACGCGCCGAAGCCGTTCTTCGCGTTGATCGGCGGCTTCGTCGGCTTCTCCGATCCGGCGCGGTGCACGTATTTCCAGGCGACCCATTGCGCGGTCTGCTTGAGTTGCTCGATCGCCGGATAGGTCGGCAGGTGCTGAAACGTCATGATCTCTCCAGAGCTGCTGGACATGTCAGAACGGCGCCTCTTCGCGGACGGCTCGACGCAGCTCGGCGACGTACGCCTGGAGCTGCGCCGTCTTGAGCTCTTCGAACTCGACGGCGGACAGTTCGCGGAGATCGTACTTCCCGATCCCGTCGCAGTATACCTCCAAAGCCGTTCCCATTGCGTCGAGCGCGGTCTTCTCGCGCGTCGTCCAGGCGCCTTCTTCGATGGATCCGTAGGTCGTCATTGCGAGCTCCCTGCACTCGATGTTGCTGCATGTGAAGGCGACGGGGCCGTCCCGCTTTTCGACGGGACAGTAGGCGAAGCCGCGGCTCTCGCGGCGGCAGATCCGGCAGACGCCGGGGACGTCGAGGTCGATCATTCGAGGGCTCCGTATTTCGAGAGGACGTAGTGGATCGTCGAGTGGTCCCGGTCGAACACGCGGCCGATGTCGCCGAGAGACATGCGAGGCTTGGCCTTCCGGATCTCGACGATCGCGAGATGGCGCGGGACGCAGACACGCCTCGCCTTGTCGCGTCCGAGGATCTGGTCGACGGTGACGCCGGGATGACGAGCGGCGACGCCGCGGATGATTGCGATGGTCTCCTGCTTCGGCGTCATGCCGCCTCCTCCTTGAACCTTCGGGCGACGATCTCCTGATACTGCCCGTTCATCTTCACGTCGATCTCGGAGGGCGGCGTCAGTTCCTTCTGGCGCGCCAGGAATTCGCCGGCGTCGAGCGGCGTAGGCTGCTGTCCCCCGCATGCGCGCCAGAGCCGATCCGCCCGCTTGCCGAACATCCCGGGCTGACCGGGTCCGATCCACTCGAGAATCGTCCCGATGCCGCAATGGTAGCTGATCCTGACGCTGTCCGGACGTCCCTGCTTCTGCCAAAGGCGCATGTTCCAGAAGAGGACGTGACGGGTGTCGGGCGGCGCGAGCTCCGTCGACAGGATCCCGCGGGACCCGTCGGCCGTCCCTTCGTGTCGCTCGTTCTCGGACGGCGGGAACTCGTAGCCGCACTCCTTGCACGTCATGACCGAGATATGGACGTAGCTCTTGCAGACCGGGCACTCCTTGACCGGCGCCTCGCCGTTGCCGGGACCCTTCTCCTTGACGACGATCTGATCGACGGGTCCGTGCCTACGCACGTTCCCGGCGAAGTCCAACACGAGGCAGTCGCTCTTGCCGGCTGCGACGCTCTCGTCGTAGCTTTGGCCGAGAAGCCGAGTCCCGCGTCCTGCGATCTGCACGTAGAGACCGGCGCTTTCCGTCGGACGGAGCATCGAGATGAGGTCGACGCCCGGAGCGTCGAAGCCGGTCGTCAAAACGTTGGCGTTCGTGAGGTGCCGGAGCTGTCCGGAGCGAAAGGCACGGATGATCCGATCGCGCTCGCCGGACGGCGTCTCGCCGGTGACGACCTCCGACGGGATGCCGCGATCCCGCGCCAGATCGCGAAGCATGGTCGCGTGTTCGACGCCGGAGCAGAAACTCAACCATGACCGGCGGTGCTCGCCGAACGTCAACATCTCGTCGAGCGCTTCTTCGGTCACGTTCGATGCCAGGATCTTCTTCTGGAGCTGGCTTTCGATAAAGTCGCCGCCGGCCTTCTTCACGCCGGACACGTCGATCCGTGCCGCCGTCGCTTTCGAGATCAGCGGCGACAGGTAGCCGTCCCTGATGCCGTCGGCGATGCCGTACGTGTAGACGGTCTCCTCGAAGAGGCGATCGTCGCCCCTGTCGATACGTCCGCGTCCGAGACGGTACGCCGTCGCGGTGAAGCCGGCGATCTGCATCTTGTCGTGCTGCTGACGCAGATCCTTGAAGAGGCGCTGGTACATGCCCATGCCCGACGGCGGGATCAGGTGCGCCTCGTCGACGAGGACGATGTTCCGCTTCCCGAGAAGATGCGCCTTGTCGTAGACGGACTGGACGGACGCGAAGACGATCTGGTTGTGAGCCTGACGCTTGTTGAGACCGGCGGAGTAGATGCCGATCGGCGCGTCCGGCCAGATGCGGAGGACGGCCTTGAAGTTCTGCTCGACGAGTTCCTTCACGTGCACGAGCATGAGCACGCGCGTCTGCGGGAACCGGGCGAGGAGCTCCATGACGAGACCGGCGATGACGACCGACTTGCCGGTCCCCGTCGCCATCTCGACGAGCGGGTTCTTTCCCTTGAGGACCATCCAGTAATGCCATAGGGCGTCGATCGCCGCCTGCTGGTAGGGTCTACGATTGATCATGCTGCTTCTCCTTGCGTCGCCTGATGGACCGGGCCGCGGGCGTCTCCCAGTCGAGGCTCTCCAGCTCGACGGGACCGCGGTACCGGGGTTGATAGACGAACCACGCCATCGGCGTAGGGCAGTAGCCCGAGTCGCCGTCTCCGACGAGCGGCGGGATCCGTCTGATGAAAGGATAGACCCGTCGGAGACCGGCTCCGACGAGGAGATCCCGACGCCGCACGCCCTCGAGAAAGGCGAGCTTCGTCAGAACGTAGAAGGGGTCGACGGACGACCGCTTCGCCGCACGGACGAACGCGGTCTCCTGGCCGACGGGCGGATGGATCAGGATAGACCTCGTCCGATCCAGCACGGCGCGGGCGACGTTCGGATGGAGGAAATCGGCGCCGAACACGTCCTGCGATTCGGTCCCGTATTCGACGAGGTCCGTCGACAGGACGTCGATCCCCTCGCGTCGCAGGACCTCGGTCGACTCGCATATGCCGCAAGTCGCGTCCCACACGAAGCGAGGGAAGCGCGGGCCTTCGGCGTCGACGAGCGCGGTGATCGTCTCCTCCGGGGTCCGATGGTAGTCCCGATTGAGGACGAGACCGGTCCTCCATCCGCCCGTCGCGAGACCGCGCAGGCGCCGCTTCTCGCGGTTCGCGAGCCGATCGGCGACGGGCGAGTTCATGCCGTCTCTCCGAACAGATCCATGATCTCCTGATCGGCCGGCCATTCGATGATCTCGCCGGGATGCCGCTCGGCGTGGATCGCGGCGAACACGTTGATCGCGTCCTTCCACGCCTTGAAGCTGGTCGCGTCCTCGCACGCCTGACGCGCTCGATCGACCCGCTCTTGCCAGTCGTCGACGTGCTGGACGACGCCGCCGTCCGTCCATTCCGACCCGTCGTTCATGCGATAGACGACGCGCTCCGCCGCCTCGTCGACGTCGACGATCGTGCCGGGGACGAACGACGGGATGTAGAGGTGTCGGTCGCAGCCGGCCTGCTGCGTCTCGCGATCGAGCGGGATGGCGTAGAGCGAGCACATCCACGCGCCTTTTCCGGAACGCGCCGGCGTCGAGTGCATGCAGGTCCGGCAGTTGCGCGGCGCCGGCGCACCCTCATGGCAGTTGGCCTTCACTTCGCAGAACATGCAGGCGAAGTTCTTCGGATCCTCCGAGATCCGTGCCGGCGCCTCCTTCGCCTCGATCAGGCGCTCCAACTTGGCGAAGAGGCGAAGGCAGCTTTCGGCGTCGTAGCGTACGCGCTCTGCGTGGATGTTGTCGTCGTCCTTGTTCTTGACGACGTAGAGCGCCCGGTCGATGCCGGTCAGATGCATCTCGACCTGCATCTGCGCCCAGTGCTCCGGCTCCGCCGCGAAGACGCCCTTCTTGACGATGGTCGCGAAGTCCTTCGCTTTGGACGTCTTGAGCTCGAGGACGTGCCGCTTCGTCGGAGCGTCGAGCACGCCCTCGACGGCTCCGCCTCGCGCTGGCTCACGGTGAACCAGGGCGAGGGCGAGCCTCGCCAGACGTCGATCCTGATCACTCCCGGAGTCTCGTTCTCGGT